CCAACTAATACTTCAACTAACACGCCGACAAACACACCAACTAATACAGTTACACCAACAAGAACCCCGACTAATACGCCAACTAACACACCAACAAGAACCGCAACTAACACGCCGACAAATACTGTTACACCTACAAGAACCGCAACTAACACGCCGACAAATACTCCAACAAAAACTGTTACACCATCTATAACACCAACTAACACACCTACTAACACCGTAACAAGAACTGTAACACCAACAAGAACTCCAACTAATACTCCAACATCAACAGTTACACCGACAAGAACACCAACGAATACTCCAACACCTACTAAAACACCTACTCCAACACCAACATCAACATGTTTTAGTTATACTTTAGTTGGTACAGGTCGTTCAGGTGGTCAGTTCACATTTACACCTTGTTGTACTAACGTTTATAATTCACCTGTTACTTTGAGTGCTGAGGATGGAGTATCAACAACTCAAGTATGTTCAAGTACATTACCTGTTTTATCAAGTGGTGGAGGAACAATCACGTTAAATGGTACATGTGATTATTGTGGTGATTGTTATTGTTTTGATTTGGCGGGTGGTGGATATACTTATATTGATTGTTCAGGGACAACACAAACTATTTTGACGTTGGCGACTACTGTATGTTCATCAAGTTATGTAGTACCAGATAGCTTTTCATCATCTTTCTCTAGAAGAGGATTCTGTAGTGGTGGTATATGTCCAACACCAACACCTACACCAACACCAACGCCGACCATAACTGTTACACCGACAAGTACTTGTATTGGATATAACTTAACTTACAACGGTGCTGAGTTAGGGTCATCAAGTGTTGCTTTTACACCATGTTGTAGTAATTCAACTGTGAATCCACGAGGGATGGGAATAGAAAGACCTTTTTTCTCAATTTGTTCAACAACTACACCTGTCGTTACTAATCTTAATGGTGGTAGTGTCTCAGTAGTTTCAACAGGTGTTTGTCCATGTACTACACCTACACCAACACCAACAGTCACACCAACTAAAACAAATACACCAACACCCTCAGTTACTCCTAATTTTGTATCTGCGAATTTAATGATTCATTATGATTATAATAATACATCATCATACGTTGGGACAGGTACATTAGTTAACGATTTAACGTCCGATAATATTACATCAACATTAACAGGCGGACCAACATTCAGTGGGTCACCATTTGGTGTTATGAATTTTGATGGTGCTGGCGACCATACCTCATCCATCCAAAACGCCAATCTGTCAGCAATAACTAGCACGGTAACTTGTGAAGTATGGGTAAGACCTATTGATGTAAGTTTAGGTTCTGAAAAACAATTAGTAAATTATAATAATAACTTAGGTTTCAGAGCTAGAATAAACACAGATGGTTCAGTTGAAGCTATATATAACAACGGTGGAAGTGTCGATACCCTTCTAACCAGCCCTTCTTTAATTTTAAGTTCTACATGGTACCAAATAACTGTTGTATACCAAAACACATTGGTGAGTATTTACAAAAATGGGGCATTAGTAACCTCAGTTTTTGGATTAGGATTAAGCATGAACGCAACAAACACTAATATTCAATTTGGAAGAATGTCTCCAGGTACTGAATGGTTTAAAGGTGGTTTAGGTATAATGAGAGTGTATAACTCAGCATTATCGGCAGCACAAGTCTTACAAAATTTTAATTTTAATAGAGGAAGATTTGGTATATAAGGATATTTATATAATATGTTCGAAAATAGAGTATTTATAATAATTTCAACCGTTGAAATTCCATTTATTAATTTTGAAGAGATTTTATTCAAATCTTACAATGACCTTATTTTGTCGGTGAACAAAACTAAAACAATTTTAAAATGGGATGGTCCTACAACACCATCATTTTACGATAATTTAAATACTAAGGAAGGTCCATATACTATTAGTGAGATTACTCAAATTTTGTCAACACCTGAATGGTACATAGAAAGTAATTAAAAAAAAAGGGAAGTAATAACTTCCCCATAACATTTTAATATTTAATTTTTTACCAAACCTCAATTTGATTCATAAAACCAAGGACACAACAATAGGCATCGGTTTGGTCAAAATTTTCTTTCTTTAAAGTATTATTTTTGGTGTATAACCATTGAATTTGAGGTTCAAGTTTAGCAATTTTCTCCCATATAATCATTTTCTTATCAATGTCTTTAGGTAGACCACCAAACAAAACAAACTTACCTTTATCATTCTGTTGAACCAACTCAGGGAAAGCAAATTTTCTTGAGTTATAAGTCGATATAAATTCAGGTACTATACCAAGGATATCGTAAATTTCTTTACAGATAAAACTATTAAACCTCATTAAAACTTGTACAGTATTAATATTATTTGAGTTCAACAAAGGTTCTTCAATAATGACTCTAACAATTCCTAAATTTTTATATTCTAAAAGTTTAGTATTAAAAACCTCAGCCTTTAACAATAAATCTTTAATTTTACTGTTATCTTGATTTTCTGTAGATTTAGGTCTAGGTGAAATATGTGTCAATTCCAAAAGTTCTTTACTTTGGATGTCAAATAATGCCCACCCTATTGTTCGGGTTGAAACATCTAATCCTAATACTTTTGGGCTTTCTTTTAATGTTTTACTCATAAATTTAAAAATCAAATTTTATTACAAACTGTTGAATTCCGAGCCGTGGCGTAGGAGATTGTAGTTTAGATATAATCATAAGGTCGTCGTTCAAATCGTAAAGACCAATTTCAGTAATATATAGTTGATTACCATTTACCCAACCAGGATTTGAACTTGCTTGGAACTCAGCATCACCCAAATTGATTTTATATCTCATTTCATATATTGTTGCTTGTACGTCAGTTTCAACAGTACCATAGAAGTAATATTCATCACCAAAGTTTAGTTGGTGACCACTAAATCCAAGTGGTGTTAATTCAATATAATCCGATAAATCATATGATGGGGCGGCATCATATAAATCTTTACTAATAACAAAAGTAGTACCTGTTAATCCATCTGCCGTAATATAACCATTAATCGTTGTCGCCGATAATATATCGGTATAATCAATAACTTTCCATTCAGTAGGGTCAGGTCTACCATCACCAATTACTTTTTGACAAATAATTTCAAATTTATCAGCAAAGAATCCTGTCGATAAATCGCATACATCAGGACAAAGTGTTGTACTCGTTGTTGTGTAAACACTTGTGGTTGTTGTTGTAATAACACTTGTTGTTGTTGTAGTCGTAGATGGTGAATACGATTTATAATTTAAACAATTAAATTCGGACCCAAATCTTACTGAGACATTTTGAGGTCCAATGTCTAAACAAGATAAATTAGGTCCTTGTATTTTAGTATAATAGTTACAATGTAACGAATTTGTAAAAGAATATTGATTACCCAATCTATAAGTAATGTATAAGTACTCAGTATTACCCGTTAAAATCCCCTCACTTGATTGATTTGATGGTCCACAAGTGTTTGGCGTAGTTAACCCTACTTTAGGAGCTGGTAACGTCCAATTTCGGTTTGATTTATATGATAACGATGCAATAATTTCTTCATCATCAATAATAACAATTTTATGGTCAGGAAATACCTTACCAATTCTATTCGGTAAACCATTAATACTTGGGTTATCATCCCATAAATGATAATAACGAATACCAGGTGTGTTCATATCAAGGTTTTTCTTAGACTCAATATAGCTAGGCTGAAATAAGTCAAAATCCTCAAACCCTGGAGGGTCTACCCAAAATGTTTGTCCTTGACAACAATCAGGATTTTTATGCCACATCAATGATGGTAAACTAATTTTGAAGTTTCTTGCTTGTCCAACAGTATCTTCAGGTAATGTTGGGTCTAAAGGTTGTAACGCAAATTTTTCACCATAATAAAAATCAATTGTCTGATTGGTATAATGAATAATAGCAATTGCCTTTTGTTCTTCAGGTTGGACCTTAACAATCTCACTAAATGAATTATAATAATATGTATCGGTCGTTTCAGCACTTAAAGTTGGGTCAACGTAGAATGTTTGACCTGAACTTGATTGATACCCTAAATATTCTTTAGTACCCACATATTGTGCGGAACCAAACTTAGAAAAACCTTTAACAACATCACCATCTAATCCAGCTAAATCTTCTGACCAAGGAATATTCATATTCCATATCTTAACATCCAACTCATCAGTATCACATAACGATTCAAAATTAATAACATCAGTATTGTAATGATTTAATGGTGTAACACTATCATATAGGTTAGTCATATTAGGTGGGTAAATAATAGTTCTAGCGTAACACACACTTAATAAATCACCATAATCAGGTGTTGGTCTGTCTAACGTAATCTCGTTATTACAAACATCTAAAATTCTATAAGTTAAAATACCATAACAACTAAACATGCTCATACCACAATTAGGTATATCAACAGGTGTTGGTGTTGGGAATACCGTAGTTGTTGTTGTCGTAGTATCACACGGTAAAGTTGTTGAGGTTGTCGTAGTTGGCGATAAGGTAGTTGTTGTTGTTGTTGTAGTCGATGTTGTACCACATCCACAATCATTTTTAGCTCGACCATCAAAATAAATTGTGATTAAATCACCAGCCTGTGGTAATCTTGCTATATTTGTATTACAACCTGAATAAATAACAGTAATCACATCACTACCTGTTAATGTTGACATATCAATCATGTAGTTAGAATTAATAACATGTTGATTATCCGTAAACGCACTCCAATATGTAAAGTTGTCTAACGTAATTCCTGTGAAGAAACCTCTCGGTTCCGCTCTGTTATAGACAGGACTATCAATCGAATCCATATATGGTATACCATACGTATTACCTGTAAATCCTTTTACATAATACGGATATTTAATATTCTGTTTGTTTGATTGGGGAGCCCCACTTGAATTCTGAGCATTAAATGCTGGTTCCAATATCATCGTCTCTAATTGATTGTATGATGTTGGTAAGACATTATAAGAAACCTCACTATCACCAATTTGGAAATAAGATATGTTAAAATTACCTTGTGATAATTTTTCTCTCCCCGTATCAGTTAATCTACTGTTAATTAACGCTGATGTATTTTTTAATATATAACTCATATAATATTTTTTTAATTTTATTATTCATACAACGATTGATTAAGAACACTACAACAATTACAACCTGTAATGCTAGCGTTAGTAACAAACGAATTAGTGGTAGCAAAATTAGCACTACAACAACCACTACCAGTTGCCGTCACACCATATTTTAATGGCCCAAGAGGTCCATCACCCAAATCAACGTTATCATACTCATTTGGTAATGGTGTTGGTTCAGGTGTTTGACTTTCAAATAATGCTTGTGGTGGTGGTGGATTATTACATGTTAACAGATAATCAGTTATTAACTTAATACTATAAACATCCGTTGAATTAATAGTTAAGTCAGTATAGTTACGATTAAAATTCGTCTGATACTTCAAATAATTAGTACAACCTGGTGTCGTATTAGCAACCGTTGTTACGACATCATTATCAACACTTGGTATTGTTAAACCATTTTTAATAATTTCTGTGGTATACGATTTAGTTGCCGAATTAAGATAAGGCGTTTGAGTAAACATTCCAGAAAAATCCATATTAAACTTAATTGTTGTTCCATCATTAGGTAATGATGGTGTAATATTTACAACATACGTATATTCGTAAGATGTACTAGATACCTGAACCGTAGAAAATATATTCATTGATATAGTATAAACCGTCATAGGTTCACTAGTGAATATTACATTACCTGATTGAGATGATACAATTGTACCTTCACTATCCTTAATTTGAGGTGTAAAAGTCACATCAGGACATAAGTTATTGAATAATGGATTACTCACCCATGTTGTTCCCCCATTTACCGAATATTGATATGGTGGTACACCTCCAAGACCTTGTATTGTTATTGAAGCATCACAACTTGTACATGATGGGTTATTTTTAGTTACCATTAATCTTAAATTACCAACATTAACACATTCACCTTCAGTTACAGTTACAGTACCTTGATTACCCAACATTAACCACCCACTTAATGGTGGATAGGTAGGGTCGTTATTAATAACCGTTAAATTATTTACAGTATCAACCAACTCCCAACGATTATCAACGTTATCCCAAACGATGGTATATAAAACATCATCTGAAATCCAACTTTGTTTACCATTCACAATCCCATTAGGATTAAAATAAATAGATAAATCAACCACACTATCACCTTTAAAATAATGAATAACCATACAGAAATCATACGTAATAATTGGTGATGTTGTTGTTGTTGTAGTTGTTGTTGGGACAACAGGCCCTGTTAATACACAAGTAGTATTTGCAGTAAAATCACCATAATAATCAACAATCGTTGCAGGATACGAACCTGCCGATAAATTATTAATTGCAAATGAACTATTACCATTTTCCCAAGTAATATTGTAAGGTGGTGTTCCACCTGTAACAATTAAAGTTGCAGTACCATTAGACGCATTCTGTCCACTAGGATTAGTTACTTGACACGCAACCCCAAGTGGGAATATTACTATAGGTTGACACTCATTATTTTCAGGCATTATTATTCTGTTTTTATATAAATAATCAGTTATTCCGTTTTTGTTGAATTAACGACTTCATAACTTCAATATATTTTATGGTTGAACTATTCTTTTCAATAAAATCAAAATAATTAGGGTCACTTTCAATCTTTTTTAAGGGGTCCTCATTAATATATTCCCCTTTATAAAATTTCCTATCTTTTAAATCTTGAGTCACTCCCGCCATATGAAGAATTGGTTTCTTTTCATATATTACAATATCATCTGTCGCCCATGAAAAATCTAATTCTTTTGTTATTTTAGTTTCTTTACCAAAATACCATAGATTCCATAAGACCGACCACATTTCCGCAGTCCAAAATTGTATTTCACCAGGACTGATTGGGTATCGTTTTTGATAACTCATCATTTGGTCATATAATGGAACACAATCATTATATATCTTTTCCCACATCTTAGCGTCAGTGTCTTTAATAATATATTGACCACCACCCGAATTCTCTTGATTACATTTAACACATTCAACATCAACACCAATAACATCAACCATTTCTTGAATCAATTGACCTTTATTTGAATTGGGGTGTTGTTGCTCATATCTTTCACAACAATCCATAATATAGTTATAACCAATATAACCCACAGTATCCGATACATATGTTATGTCATCATCTAATAACGCTTTAAAATCAGGTAATTCTCTAAAGATGATATCAGCGTCATGTAAAAAAAATGACTTACCATATTGTGGATTCTCCACCAACCATTTATAGATTAAAAATGGTTTAATATTTGGTATATAATGTTTTCGTTCTCTATCATCTAAATAATGATGAACATTAATTCCTAATTTTTTTAATTCTAAAGATTCTTCACTAGGTTCTTTTTTACCCTGAACCATTGCTAGCACAACATGAATATTATTGGGGTTAATACCTTTCTCGATGAAATTATGTACATAAACCTTAATTTGCCAATGAAAATATGGGACATCAGGTTGTGCTGAAACAAATACTAAATTATTAAAATCCATCTTCTTTTAAATTAAAAATATTAAAGAAGTCAATTTAATAAATGATAATATATTAATCTTTTATGCGATAGTTGTTGTAGTTGTAGTAATTTGGTTAAAATTAGGTATTGTTGATTGTTCAAACTGTTCATCCATAAGTAACACCATAACATTTTTAACACAACACATTACTTCCGCCTCCAAGACCTGGTATTCTTCAGCAATTGTTATGTCAAAAGTACCGTCACCATAATCAACGGTAAAACTAAGAGTGTCCTGACCCCCACTTATATTTGGAATAATTAAGGTTTCATTTTGAACACCTGTTTGGGGGGTACAAATCATCATATTCCAAAAAACCAAATATTTTTTATGATAATCCAAATAACACACTTCCCAAAAATCAATATAAATTTTCTGTTCGAACTCAGGCTCACATGGTTCTCCAGAAATACAAACAGATGTCACATCAATATAATTACTAAACGACTTAAAAAACGCATTTTTAGTTTCGGTTGCGGTAGTATACATGTTTTCCCAAGTTGAGCAATCCGATTCAGTTGTTCCTGTTCCGAATATCCCTAAGTTAATATAATCACAATTATCGTAAAAAAATGCCATACATAATAAAATTAAAATTTATATTTAAATATTTGATATAATGGTGCGTGAAATGTCGCCCAAGTAAATGGTTTCCAAGCAAGTAACAATTCATTTAATGCTTTAAAATAAGCTTGAGATTGACTTCTTTGTGCAAAATCACAATCCTCAATATCAGGATAACCAATTATCACAGTACCATAAGGTGTCCAAGTATTAGTATTTGGGTCCCACTGATAAAAAAGATTATCATCTATAACAAAACAAAACGTACCAAAGTTGCTAGTTAACGGTAAATCACCATATGATTGTACCTCAGTCAAATATACTATATCAAAATCATATTGAGGCCCGATAAGACCTTCATCAGCAAATATTTTTTTACAACTACATCCTTGTAATACGTTAAATTTATACCAACCAATATTATTTTGTCCATAATCATAAAAATCAAATTCTTCGGCCGATGGTGGTAATACAACCGTTAAATTTTCCGCGGCAGTTATAAGACCGTAAGTAAGGTATCCATTATACTCATTTTGATATTTAAGGTAAGCCATTCTAATTTGTTGGAATTGTTGTTCAACACCAGGAATTACACCTTGACAATCGTTAGGATTATAAAAAGGTAATTCAGTACATCTACTAGGGATGAAATCCGAATCACTTAGGTAATCCGCCCCAAAATAATTCCAAGTTATCGGAGAAATAACTTTAGTATCAGTAGTTTCACAATATTCATTAGTTATTTCACAATTTATCGGTATAAATTCAGGAGTATAACATCCTGTACACAATTCACATGATATATCATAATATATAACCATATTAATCACAACATCAGCGTCATTTAACGATACTATACTATTACAATCGGTTGTTATAGTCATTTTATTTTCTTCAACATCGAAGGTAACCGAAGCTATCCCATCATAACTAAGTAACATAGACTCAATAACATCATCCCACTCATTCACCGTTGGATATTCATTTAATGTAGTTCCTGTATAAAATTCTTGGGTTGTCGTCACACCACTAACGGTTACTGAAGCTTCAAATATAGATTGATTTAAAACACAATTAAATTCATTTAGAGTCAACTCATAAAACCCTTCCAATAACATTTGTTTAGGTCCTTTAGTTAATAACTCACCATAATTAGATAAATCAGAGTCACACACATTATAAACTTGATATGACGATACAAATACATTACCATCAATAGTTACCGTTCTAATTTTCTCACAATCATTACTATCAACAACCTTTAATGTGTAAGTTCCCGCAGATAAATTATTAACAGTCATACCTGTTTGACCATTTACGTTTGAACTCCACGTTAACACGAATGGTGGTATTCCACTCGTTATTAGTGCGGTAATGGTCCCATTATTACCAACCGTTGAATCAGTTGACGTTAATATAAAATCAACCCCACTAGATATGTTTACACTATCAACAATTGTTTGAGTACAACCATTGTTATCCGTTACGTCAACACTATGAATTCCAGAAGATAAATTGGTGAAGGTATGGGAAGTTAATGAAGTAATTACTATTTCATCCCCATCTAAAGTATAGGTATAATTAGGTGAACCTCCCGATATTATAACCTCAAAAACACCGTTATCATTACCACATGTTGTTCCTGTAACGTTTGAAGATAAATTAAACGTATTATCATTTTCAATAGTAAATGAATTGGTATAGTCACAAGGCCCATTATCAGTAATGGATATGGTATAATCACCATAGGTCAAATTATTAAACGTCCATGTGGTACTTGGAAGTGTTTGGGTTGTTGTTGTACCTCCAACTTTAGTTAGTGTATAAACATATGGAGGTGAACCACCATTTAAATTCATTGTCACAAAACCCGAAGACCCACAAACAGAAGGTGAATACGAAAAAGACACCACCGAGAATCCACCTGGAGTTAATAAAGTAGCAATTCCCGACGCGGTACATAGACCTGAATCCGTAATTAAAATATTATAATTACCACTTGAGACATTTGTAAATGTATATTCAGCGTCAAAAGTAAAATAATTACCAATTGATGATGCTGAAAAGTTATAAGGTGCGGTACCACCCGTTACCACAACTGTAATTTCACCATCAGAACTATAACAAGATGGGTCAGTAGTTAATATTGTTGCAATTCCAAGTGGGGGCACTTGACTAACCAAAGTCGTCTTACTAACAGAACAACCTGTATTATCCGTTACCGTAACATTGTATCCACCTGTTGTTAAACCTGTTAATGTTGAACCTGTAGTTCCATTTGACCATAAATAAGTGTAAGGTGGGTTACCCGTTAAACCCGTGATAAAAATTTTACCTGAATTAACCGCACAACCCGCATCATTAACCACATAAAATCCATAGTCAACTGTATTTGAGTCTTGTATAATAATCGTTTCACTTTTACCCGTACAACCACCACCATCATCAGCAACAACATAATAAGTACTAGCAGATAAATTAGTGAACTCGAAAGTCTCATACGTAGTTAATGCCGAAGTTATAAAACCATTATCGTAGTCGTATAAGTAAAATATCGCATTCCCAAACATATTCGTAGTTGTTGCAGTAACACTACCGTTATCATTACCACATAAAGTATTAGTAAACCCATCCACTGAAACACAAGTACCACTTGATATATAAACGTTAACAGGTATTACTGTATTTATTGGGTTACAACTATCAATAATTGTAAATGAATATGTGGATGCCGATAAGTCAGTTACCGTATATTCAGTAACACCTACACCTAACGCTATCGTACCATAAGAAGAAGGTGTTAACCATTGTATAGTATAATCAGGAGCAGTCCCCGTAATTTCGATAGTAAACGCCCCGCTATTAGTATTCGAACAATCACCTGTAATACTTAAACTATATGAAAGAGGACAAGCCATTAATTACATAAAATATTAAAATTTATTCCGACATTAATTTTTAAATTAACCCCATTATCATTTTCTGAACATATATTATTAAATATTATCACAGTGTCGTTACCTGTGAAATTATAATCATATCCATACACTTTCAATTCATCAAAAGCGGTTTCCAAAGCAATGTCCCACCCAGTGTTGGTTGTTGGGTAACTTAGATTTGGTATTGTTAAACCAACCCCTGTAAAGAACGGTATTTGTATAATCATAATATCATTTATTCTGATATCAACAAACCAACTTGAATTCAATGAATTTATAACACAGTCATTTAACGTAAAACCATTTTCACTTAAATATTGGTTTAATAAGTAACTTAAAACACCACTATATTGTTGTATTCTTGGACTAGTATCCCATGGATAAACAGGACATTCTGTTGATTGTACAGGACAATCAATAGGGAATATACTTGTTGTTAATGTACAAGGTTTACAAGGTACAGGAACAATTTCACAACCTCTTTGTCTTCTCCAAACAAATTTTTGTCTATGGAAAATTGAATTTTCATACTTAACACCTGTATTCCATATTGTAGATGCTGGTATCATTTGTTCTACCAATCTCACCCAATAACTACCCATACCATTAACGTATTCAATCATTTTTTGGTATGAAAAATTATCATTAGAAACACCAATAGCATTTTGAGATTCTAAATACTTCCAAAATATCGAACCTAAAGTTGGATATCCACCTACTTTACTACCACTAAACTGTCTATCCCTAACATTAATCATATTCAACCAAAACGTTTGTGCAAATTCGAAAAATGTTTGTGTTTTTGGTTGTGGATTTATTTCAGTCCAATCAACCCCACCTTTACTTGGATAGATATTTTTAGGTATAACATTATAAAATTGTGTTGGTAATACAGTTGGTGACGGTACTGTTAAGAACTCAGGATTAACCGCAACACCATAAGTAATCGCATTAGGACCAATAACAATATTACTAAAAAGACTAGTTAATGTTAAATCAGCAAAATTGTCAGGTACTTTTATTTCAGTACTACCTGTAAATGACCCTGAACTAATAGTTACACCCGTTGATATTTCTAAATCAGGTCCTGAAACCTTACCTAAAGTATTTTTAAAATCTATTCTAATGTCAAAATCTTTTGATACATTTGAAGTAACGTTAAATGTCGCTTTTACTGACCCAGGTTCATATGTCGCTGATAGATTTAAGGTAATAGTTGTTGATGGAATATAATTCATTCCTTGATTCGGAATCGGATAATTATATTGTCTCGACATATACCAAATATCATATGCAATCCCTTGTCCAGGATTTAAAAATAAATCAACGTTTTTAACATTTAAAACTAATTTATCATTAGTTGTATAATATCTAGCATTATATTTACCATCCAAGTTACTTCTTAAACCAACTTCTTTATCAGTCCAACTTTTATTATTATCAACATTAATTTTTAATTTATACCCAAGTTTCATAAATGGGAACTTACGGAATCTATCTAAATAATCTTGACCATAAGCATATGGTTTTAATGAAGTTTGGAAACTAGGATTTGCCCCTGTAAAAACACTTGTGGTTAAATTAACTTGTTCAGGAGCCCTATGTTCAGGTGTTTGTTCAAACCACCCACTTCCCGATTGAAAGAAATAAGTTTCAGTGTCTTCGGGTGCTGACGGGTAACCAAAATCATCCATCGGATATTCATCTCTAGTTATATTAACGTCTTGTAATGAGTTTTGTGTTGTAAACCCTGTGTATGTATTCCCCATGATAGAGAATATATATGTGGAGTCCAAAACAGGTGTATCCTGTACATAAGTACCTCCTGATATTGACGTAAAATTACTATTGAACTGTTTTAAATTAATTTTTTGGTCGGCAAGATATACGTGTTCATTAAATTCAACTAATGCCTCAGGAGCACCTATTAACGACATCAAAGTCTCAATTGATTTTCTAGTTCCTTTAGACTTAAACAAATAAGCAGAATTTAAGACTAAATTTCTATAATATTGGTAATTTAATTCATCGGGTGTTAATACCGAATTAATGCCACTAAATGCCGATTTTTGAGCGTTTTTATCGCCAAATACTGAACTCAATAATTCTTCGTTAGATATTGGGGATATATTTGTTTTCCAACCTAATGTTTGGGCCAAATTCTTTAATAATTGTGACGGTATATCATTCCCAACATTATAATTTACTGAGTTCACATACGCCAAAGCATCAATGAATTTTTTAGTTTCATCAAAACTTCTACCATATACTTGTAATACTTTTTGAACTTTTTGACCTGTAGTATCAAACTCATTAAACGCACCCGTAGTTAAAAATCTTGAGATTAAGTCAGTTTTATATCCATCAAAACTAACACTAATCTCGTTAAGTTGACTTAAATAATTTGTGAATGACCCAGTGATAATATCAATGTTCCAAATAGAATTAATTGGCCATGTTACAGTTTTAAACCCTGTATAATACGTCCCATCTTCAGATGACATTGGTATATTAAAAGTTGCTGAATATTTTGGTGTGACATTTCTATTTAATAAGAAATTTTCCACTTGGTCCAACTTTTCATTAAATACTTTATTAACCTCAAAATCATTAGGTCTAACAACTAATGAGTCATAACTAACACCATTCCCATTAAATGGATTACCTTCAACAACCAATGTTAATATCCCACTAACCAATGATTGTGTTGGTGTTATTCTTAGTAATGAATAACCTTCACCATTAATGTATAAAGAATACTTGGCGTATTCCACCGTCATATTTCTTAATTGTGATACAGGTATTTCCCTTAATTCTAAATTTCTAGTTGCATTAACCGTAAAATCAATACCGAATGGATTTCTAAGTTTAACGATGTTTAATTCGAAAGTTGTAACATCTTGAACACTATCGTAAACAATATTTAATGCCGTTGCACCTGTTGTATAATCAGGTGCATACACTGTAGATTCAATCGCACCAGGATAATAATTAATAATATTTTCAACCGAAGCCGAAATTCTCTTAACCATCGAACCATAGAGGTTGAAATTGGTAATTTGTGATAAATCAAAATTTGGATAAACTTTAAAATTATTCTCAAAAATTGCTTTAGATTGTTCAACGGTATCAATCCCCAAACCTTGTAGGTTTATCGGGTTAGAAAATACCCCTGTCGTAAAGGTTCTATTAACTTTTTCAGTAACGGATTCTGTAAATTCAAAATTACCTTGCGTTAACCCACCTCCTTGCACTAATTGGAATCCAACCAAATCATCGGAAAAGGTTCCTGACCCTGCGGCACTTTGTGGTGGACAAGTATATTTTTTAATCGCCATTATTGTGTTATATTTGTAAAGTTTTTACTAAAATCAATGTTATTACCTCTATCTTGTCTAACTTCATATAATAATGAATTAAATTGGTCTCTGATTTCGTAAAGGTTATATTGTTTGTAGATATTATTGTTAGTATCATAAAGAGTGTAAATACCATCATCCATTGACTTAGTTTGATTACCATATAGAGCAATTGCCAATGTTGAGAAATCATGTTCGGCCAATTCAATATCCAAAGTAATCGGGTTGAAAAAGGTATTAGTTATAATTATATCTTGGTTAGGTTGACCAATATATGGTGTGGCATTTGGTTTATTTGTCGGAGCCGATGATGGTGATAACGTACAAAATAACAGGTTACTATTACTGTCAGTATATCTATACCTAATAGCCTTCTGAGAAGAGTTCGTAACATTTTGTACCACGGGCTCACAGAAAAATGATGAGGTAACTAATCTAAAAAAATTAGGTATCTTTGTACCATCAGAATTTAAGTATTCAATTCTAAAACCAACTAACCCTTGATTAACAAATTTATTTCGATAATTAGATGGTACCTCATTTAAATTAATTACAATACCTTTAACATTTGGAAGTGCTGATAAAACACCACAATCCATTATTTTTGTTCTAATTTGTGCAGGTCTAATATATAATGTATAAATCCCAATTTTATTAAATTGGTCCGCTGGTAAAGTTAAATTATATAACCCACCCAATATCTCAACATTAGCATTACCACCTGTATTCGCATTATTAAAATACGGTTTTAGTAATGATGATGCGTCTAACTTTTTTAATACAAAGTTGTCAGTTTCATCCCTTGATGGTGTATAATTTAAAATTATTTCAACATCTTCAGGAGATACATCCGCGGGTCTTATAGTACCATAGGTTCCTGTTGCCATTCTATTATATTATCTTTTTTTTTATTTAATAAGTTATGATATTGAAAAATCCGTAACCGTAATTAACTATTTCACCAATACTCCTAACTTCATTCAATCTTTGTACTCTTTCGTAAGCACTAACTTTTCCTCTATCTATAAATACATCACTTTGTACTTCTGCATCATCAATAACATTTAATAATACTTCATTTTTTGTTAAACCCGAACAAACCAACATATCTGACGTTATTCCCGATGATTGAACAACAAAAATTGTCGTACCATCAACATAATCATAGTAATCAATATCATTAATTGTATAGGCGGTATACGTATTACCCAAATCAGGTCCCCAAAACGTACCTATATTACCTGAAGTACCCGTTATCGGAACACCTATTAAAAATTTCTCAGCAAATAAATTAGCCTTTTTACCGTAGACTTCCAACCCATTAACATTTGACGTTGTATAACCCGTAATAATTATTGGTGATGATGAAACATCATATACTTCTAAATCACAATTAGAGTCACCACTAAAAATATAATCATACATTATCGGAGTTCCCGACCAATTACCACCTGCAGGTACAAAATAAGCAGTACCATTTGGATTTGTTATTGTCACATCCGAATATGGTACCGATATTTCTTTTTTTATAATATTGTACCCCCATGGACTCATACCTGACATACTTATCGTATAGTCACCACTTGCAACGTATGTGTGGGTGTAATAATTAGGTGAAAAATTCGTTATTGTTTCCGTTATACCATCCCCCCAATCAACTTTATAATCTGAAAATTGTAAGTAACTTAGAGATTGAATATCTGAGGTATTATAAAAATAATATTCATAAGGATTTAATGTGGTTGAGGAAAATAAAAAATTATTCACAACATCCTTTTGTAATACCGCCCCGTCAAACGTTGAATAATATCCAATGTCGATGCAAGTTTCACTTATAAAAATAGGGATAGTTAAACCCGTTAATAATGAATTATATTGTGTCGTACCCGTATTGTAAGTACCACCCGATAATACTTCAGTCATTGACGAATAAACAAATGTTTGACCCGTATAATTTTTTGTTACCGCACTTGTAAAAATATCACAACAAATTTCAACATCAAATTCCTCGTTATAAGAATTACCTGTATAGTCAATTAAAAATATATCACCATTAATTACTTCAGGAGATATTCTTACATTATATATTCTATCACTCATTATGGATTAACATATTCATACCATTTTATGGGAGTACCATTCCCGATTCGACTACCTAAGTAATTATAGATTTTGTAGGTTTTATCATTATAATCCAACACAACTTTATTATAAAAAAAGTTTTCATTGTTAAATAAAAATTTATTAGGTAACGATGATTGAGGTACCGTCATCATTCTAACATACACACCTTGTTTAGCGTCAAAAAATTTAATTGACACATAAAATGTATCAAGATTTATTATTTTTCTTGATTTTAACCAATAATAGAAAAACCCATCCATGTTAATGGAATTTTCACCAGGTGATGTTATATAGTCAAATAAATAATTAGGTTTTTTGATTATTACATTTTTTAAACTTATCGACATATCAACAGTTTCATATAAACCACTATATGATGGGATTATAACCGTAAAATAATTAGTTTGTTTAGTCCCGTCATTAGAATCGTAAAAATCCAATTTAAAAAATGATTTTTTAAATGGTTTAGTTAAACCATAAATTTCTTCTTTAGTAAATCCTTCACTTATATAACTATTGGTCCAATCATTAATTGTTGACGCAGTAACGTTACTAGTTAACCCCGAATAAAAATTAAATTCGTAATTTAAAACTGTTTTATTACCTGATTTGTATGGTGAATGAGCAAATCTAATTACCTCAAAATCGTCAGGTATTCCCGACACTATTTTAATAACCTCATCTTGATATACTTCAATACTATCATCTCTACCCAAAAAATCCCACTGAATTTCAATAGGTATTGTTATATTTTGATTAGTACCTGGTACCGTAAATTTATATTTATTATTCACACTCGTCAATTTTAGGTGCCGCAACTACGGAATTGTTTATTAACCCATAACTATAATTACTTCCTTCACCAATTAATCTGAAAATAATATCAATATAAGGATAATGTGCATTGTTTAAAAATGGGTAATCAACACCAATATTATCATTATCAACATATCCGTAAGGGTATATATCTCTCCAACGAAATTTATTATCATTTTGTGAAAAATACGCATAATCAGGTATACCAACCACATTCATGGGATTACCCTCCTCAACATAATCAGAATAAGCCCTAATTTTTACAGGATAAAGTGGTTTATAGTAGTAACCCTTGCAATTATCTCCAAATGGGTTTGAGTTAGGGGACACTCCAATATTAAAATAATACGGATTAAATCTAAATTTATGATACATATCCGAAATAACTCGTTCTTCTTGACTGTAATCATTCCATTCACAATAATCCCCATCAAACACATCACCTTTAGAAGGTGCGTTAACATAAGTAAAAGGTTTACCAGGTATTCCATACGGTGTGGTATAAGAACCCATAGTAAAATTAGTATTGGAATCGGGATTAGAGTTTCTCCACCAAGTATTTGACGCAGTTGGATTAATATTCAACGGATGTGTATTGAATTCCCATCCTTGTTTTAACCCATAAAACCCTCCACCAGATTTAGTTAAACCAAATGTCCAACCAAGATACCCTTTCCATATTATTGAATAATATAGTTCACTAATCGGTCGTTTATGATTATCAATTATAGTTGACGTATCAATATCATCACTAAATGATGAAGTGTACACAGTGCTACCATTTTTAATAGAAATACGACTTTGTTTATTTGGTGATATATTACTACTTATAAGTTTTCTATTAGATTTAAAAATTTGTTGTTCAAATCCTGACTTACCTAAAACAATACTATCCTCATCAGTCAATATTTTATGTTGTCTGACATAATATGTCGACATAGTTTCACCACTGTTCGTTATGTCAATTATACGTTTAAATGTACCCGTTTGATTATTAGTAAAAGTCGTACCCGTAAAACCAACATTATATATATTGAAAATATATTCATTAGTACCATAGAATGGGTCACCTAACGAGTAAACCTGAAAAGAATCTATACCATCATAATTAAAACTTAATTTAACAAATTCACCAACCGATAAACCATGAGCAACAGGACACCTAAAGGAAATTACAGGTTGAGATTGGTCACTACCTTGACTAACAACAAATGGTATTCCATCCGAGGATACCCAATTTAACCCAACATTTGCAATTTCATCAAAATATGACATTTTTTTATTATATAAATTATCATAAACATAACTCACATAAATCGACCAATTATATGTGTAAGCACTTTTGTTAATGAAATCTAAATGCTTAATATTACCACTATCGTTAGTCGTATAACCTGAGATATCATTATCAATCCTTACAAAATCAAACTCATAAAATTGTGGAAACCCACTAAATAATACAGTCGAACCACTAGTACATATTTTATACGCTAACGACTTTTCATTTTCATAATATAAACTTGATTTATATGGGTAATAATTTGTGGTTCCCATATACACATTATTAAACAATAAAGACATTTTACTAATCGGTCTAAATATAGTCGACGCTTGTCTTTCATCATCATATATCTGTTGTAAATCAATACTAATATTTCTATCAAATTCAACATTTTCTTTATATGTTTGTACTAAAGGTACTTTAAACAATAAATTTAAGTCAGGAGCTGATTTATATCTCAAAGACCCTAATACAACTCTATATTCTATTCTTTCACTCATTAATATGTAATATCATCAAAATCAAACCAAGATTCTGCAAATTTATCATAAGCAGTTTTACCTTGTTTTAATCCAAAGTAAAAATGATATGGAGCACCTACCGTAATCGAATCAGGTGATGGTGAATTTCTATCCCAAGTGGTTATGTCAGCCGAAAGTTGTCCTGAACTATCAACCGAATAAATATACCCTTTAAAATAATTAGTTTGATTCAGGTTAGTTGTTCTAAAATATCTTGAACTTTTTTCTAATCTATCCAACTCTTGATATTTGTGTTTAAAAAATACGTTACCAGTTGCAACACCGTCAGTGTCCCAATCATTATCTTGAGTACCAAAAACATTATCTTTGAACCCATTTCTCTGTTTAATAGTCCATTGATAATACGGTACTTCTTGTGAAAATGTCGGAATATCCTCTAACCCACAATTATCTGAAACATTACCAACACCTGTATATATAATTCTCTTAGGAGTTAAATAATCTCTCGCCTGTGTATCAGAATTATAAAAAACACCAAAAACACTCCCTTTACCAAATTTAGTAAAAGAAAAAATCGAGTTTCCACTATAATAACCAGGTTCAAAAGGAACTATACCCATTTCAGAATTAATTGACAACATTTGAGCTAAATCACCATCAATACCTTGTTTAGGTCGACTAAAAAACGAGTTTATACCACCTATATTAGTACTATTAGCAATTCTCAACGTAATAAATAAACTAAGTATATCTTCAATACCATTATATGATGTAGGGCCAAGTTTATCCATAACGTACCCTTTATATTTATTCGATAATGAAACCTCCTCTAAAAATTTTTGTTTTGGTCCTAAATCCATCATAGTTGTTGGAAACATTAAATTACGTTTGTTACCATTATTATTTCCCGAATCTTGACCAACAAATTCATTACTATATGAATATGGTGCGCTTCTATAATAATAATTCCCATTAGTACTATCAAAAACCATAGTATCAACACAATATTTAGAAAACGGTTGATTTTCATCATCAAAAAATGTTGTATTTTTGAATGGGAATGCGTATAAAGTACCATTAATCCAATTATTGGTAAACATGAATGAAAAGATTTCACGACAAACCCCATACATAATTGTTTGTCGTTTATACCATTCAGCTAAATAAAAGAAATCCTCAAACATACTTAAAATTGGTATTCTTACGAAAACATAACAACCCCCTTCCATAATCGGTTTTTTTCCAATTAATGAGGTAAAACAGGCACTATCAGACTCTTTTATGGTCACTTGACCGTCAGGATTATCACCAACATAACAACCTAACGGAACCATCCCATCACATTGAAGACTAGCCAATACATCACTACCACCTAAATCTTCTGTAACATCATCAAAATTAGAATCAAAACTAACTTGTGATAAATCAAATGTAGTTGTCTCACCACCTCCATTTGGGCTATAAATCATTAAGTTACCGTTTTCCATCAAAACACAATTATTTCCTGAATTATTTAATTCCGAGGTTGATGAAGGTAATCTATCCGACCTCATAATAATTTGACGACCACTCGACCCCAAATTAAACACCATAGTTAAAGTTCCGTAAATTTTAGAATATAAACTACTAGTATCATAAGGATTTGTTGCTACTGGAGATGGTGGATAATTAAATACCACTTGTAATGATAAAACTGAACCACCTTCAACTTGTTCATTAGGGAAATAACCTCTATTATTACCAGTTGTTTGTGAATTAGTACTAGGAGAATAATAATAACAACTAGACGGACCCAATTGAATATTCCATTCCTTAGCCATGTCATTATTCAAACTAACCGCAATACCTCCTGCAGATGGTATAGTTGTCGATAGTGGAGGTGTTAATGATTGGTGTGTTTCATCTAAACTTGAGTAATATTTAGTCATTGTTGTTGTAAACGCACTAAATTGATTACCTGGTAAATATTGATAAGAATCATAAAACAATGTCTGATTAGAATAGGTATCTACCGTAGAACTATTAGCGATTATTGCTGGTGAATTATGTTTAACATTACGTAATTTACCTTGTATTGGAATATTTAAGTTAAAATCTCCAACAACAATTGAGTTAGAATTACCAAACGATGAATGACCATATAACTTACTTAAATCATAACTACATTTTCTTTTACTAGTGTTTGGGTCAACCCCTCTAACCATAAAAACCAAACTTTGACCACTAAAAGATTTAAAACAACTAACAGGTGAAAAATTAAAGTTATCACTACAATTTAAAAAATCACTATTAATATAAATCGAGTAAGCATAATTATTAATAAAACGAAAAGGTAATGAATTTGGTAAAGCCGTTGATGATAAAGTTAAGAAATCGTTAATTGTTTGAACCTTAATCACTTGGAAATATTCAATATCCATCGGATAGTTCGAATATGTAACATCTTCAGTAAATGCGGTAAACGTATATAATGAATTAGGTGGTGAAATTGTACCACCATTATTAGGGTTAGCATAACTAACTTGTCTTGTAAATTGATTCACATTCGCAATTAATGTTGGTGTACCAATTGTCGACCCTGTTATTGAGTTCGTTGAATATATATTAGTTGTCGCACCCGTTAAATTAATATCCATTGATTTTGTCGGGTCAGTAAATGTGTAAATTCCACCAACTTCATATCTATCAATAAAATTTGGGTCAACAGGGACACAAATCACATTATCTAAATGCCAAGTAGTCCCCGAATTATTCAAATTAACATCAAAAGTAACTTTAATTTGGTTTACACCACCTCCAGGTGTTACTGTTGGATTAAAGTATTTTGCTTTAGTATTGAATAAGTTTAGTCTGTTTGATAATGTTAAACTTGAACTAAAAACGTATTTATCACCTACACCACTCAATTGATGTAATCCTTGAGATTTATTACCCTTACCCGCTAAAAGTTCCGAATAAATTACAGGTTGTGAACCACAGTTATATGCCGAGGTATCATAAAATCTACTAATTACACCCGAACTTCCTAAACTCTGTTGACTAGCATTTATTGAGTTTGTAGTAGCATTAGGTGGTGGTGTTAAATCAGTCGAAGCTTGCATACCTTTTTCACAGTTTTCACAATCAGGATAAGATAATAAACATACATGTATTCTAAATTCAGTACATAGACTAACCATCGCTTTTGCGGCATCAAATATTCCTTGTGCAGAATCTTTTATGTCTTGACCTTTACTACCCGTACCAGGTATACTATCAATAATGGCTCCAATAGCGTAAATAATTCCACCAATAACATATAAAACAACCGCAAGTATGGGAAATAAAATACACGCTATAAGTTTTAAAACGTGAAGTACCATTAATAAGGAGAAAATTGTGGGGAAAAATAATATCATGAATATCATGTACAATGTATACAGAAAATCAGGTTGGTGTTGACCATCATTAATCGGAAATTTAACATTATCAGATTCACATGTTGTATCAGTAATAAATTTAATACCAATAAATTTTTTCTTATTAACACCTTGTCTATATTGTGATATTAGACTTGAAACTGTATACACTTTGTTATACACCATTTCATAAAATTTATCTTTACAATCAATAGCATCAATTATCATTTGTTGACCAAAAGTAGTAGTATCATCCCCATAATCATCCCAATTTACACTAAACGAATATGAACGCATCCTATCCGAGGCACCACCAGGAACAGGACCACTAGACGACCAACCATACTCTCTAATGTTTGGGACCAAATAATACCCTCGTTTAACTGAGGCACTTAAAGATGGTGATTGATTCCACTTTACTTTGAACCTGTACTTACCTTTAGTTGGGACCCCAATACTAGGGTCGGTTGATATAACTTGTTGACCAAATTCATTTGTGGTTACATAATCCAAGTTCATTGGTACATTTACCATCCAAACACCATTCTCATCAATAACTTGACCACCATTATCTAATTGGAAATTTTCTAATGAGGGTCTACCTTTACTATCTAAATTTATTGTTTGTCGAATAGCTTTAATTTGACCCGTTCCCGTAATTAACGAACATTGTTGACCCATTTTTCTTTTGGGTTTACATTTAGTACTAATTGATGATTCATCAATGTCTGAAATCATAGAACCCATATAAATCGCAACAGGATTTATTCGAATATTAGCTTGTTCAGAAATATCAAAATCAGTCCTTGTTATACCAATACTACATAATTCAGGTTCACCCCATAATGGTTCAACTTCAACATTACGAGAGAATGATAGTATCTGAGGTAATGAATTTAAGTTAGTTGAAGATTTAAAACTATTACCATCAACCATAGAAGATGTTGCCAAACCCATTGAAATTAAATCATTAGGTGTTAATGAAAATTCACCAATATCTGACAAATCCAAATCAACAAATAATGTTTGAGGTCCTGTAGGTACACCAAATATCATAAAATCACCACTATCATTAGTCACAGTAGTATATCTATAATATTTGTCATAAACTTCTATTAATGTTGGGTCAGTTATAACATCTTCTCTATCAAAAAAAGTCCCTGTCGGAGTGTGTCCATTATATGATGGTGCATAAGGTAATAAATTATATCTATACCCATCTTCATTTTGGTCCGTTATTACTCTATAAGGGTATATCTCGGAAATAATCGGATTATCCGCATCTTGTTCGGATAACGGTATAAATACAGAAACTCTGGCATTAGGTAACCCTAAACCATTATTCACACTAACCCTACCAATAACTACCCCATAATCCGAGCATTGTCTTGTATAGATTTGGTCTTGTAATATTTTTAATGATAATATCTCAAGATATTCAAATTCTTGGTCAATTGTTACTTTTAATGATTTATCTACTCCAGGTGTTGTTCTTATTCTATAAGAATTTGACATAATATTCTTTTTACATAAATAGTTTATATACTATTTTTAAAAATAGATGATTATGAATAAAAATAAATTATCAACTGAAATTAACTGTTGATAGATTTTTAACCCTTACATTAATATCTTTGTTAGAATATCTAATTTGGTAAGTTTGATTTGGTTCCGCGAATATAGTATCGTCAACCAACTCAATCTCTTTTGTTTCATTATCAACATATCTTTGTGATGTTTGAGACGATGAATATTGACCACCAACTTTATTAAATACTTTAATATCCGATAATGATATTACTCCATTCTGACTTTGTATTTGTCGTCTAATTTCCGATAAATTAACATTCTGACCCATTTGTCGATTAGACGGTTCAAAGTATGTTGAAACTAAAGTAATGATTTGTGAAATAACCGCCCCTTGTGTTTGACTACTATCCAATACAACATCAATATTTAATCCCAAATCAATCACATTTGCGGATTCTATTGAGATATAATCGTTTATCATCCTATAGTTTGATAGATAGTTAGCAATATTACTTTTTAACGTATTAGAAACAACCTCACTCAATGTTCCCGATTCATCGTAAGCCAATATTTGTATTTTGATTTTGTTATTTTCTTCAGTGATAGCAACTTTAGCAGGTGCCCCAAATTGAGATGGCATTGTTCTAATAATTGAATCGTAGTCGTTTACTGTTACCGCCCTTTTTTGTGCCGCAAAGTTAAATGAAACCAAATTTCGAACTTCTTCCATAGTAGGGAAATTAGCCCCACCAATTGCCGCAGTTACGTTAGTACAACCAAGTGAATTAACCACAGTTGTATTAATTGATTGTGATGGACCATTAACAAAGAATGATACGGTTCCAATTTGAGAAATAACGTTAACACCAACATTAGTTCCTGTACCACCACCAACTCTATACTGTACAAACAACGTAGAATTACCTTTTAATGTACTACCTAACGCCAAGTTATTAGAATACTTGTATAAATCCAATTTAAACCCATTTCTAGCAAATTCTCTTAACTGTTCGTCAGCAGATTGACTACCACCACCAAATGTCATTTTTAAGAAACCTTCAGGTGTGAATTCTGAAATAAACTTATCACTTGTTGCAATATATTTACCAACTTTAATACCTGGTTTATCGGATACTTTTGTTGGGTCCTCAATGAAAACTCTATCCTCAGCTAACGCACTTACCTCATACCATCTATTTTCTAATCCCAAAAACTCTTGTGCCGACGGTACATTAGTATATTGTGTACCATCCTTCAATAAAAGACTAGTAATACCTAACACATTTTTATCAGGTAAAAACATTTCATAAAAAGGTTTAACATCATTGGCAGTTATAACTTTTTTGAATACCTTTGTAAGACCATTAACAACTGTTTCTCTTTTAACAATAGTGTAATTAAGTAATTTGTTATTAGAATCAAAATTAGGGATTTTTTTTCTGTTAGGGTACCCATCAGCATTAGTTGGGGATGTAAAATCAATATCATAAACCGTTTCAAAACTTTGTCCCGCACCATTCACCTGAGAACCACGTCTCAATATACCACAATATCTTAAATCCTCCTTATCACCAAACGCAGGAACTGTAATTGAAAAATCAACTAAAGCAACCGAAGGTCTTTGACCTGGTATCTTCAATCCATAAGTTCTAGCAATATTAAATATTGAAGAAGGTTGTTGAGCGTATTGTAACACTGTTTCCTGAATACTTCTATCAATATTAAATTGTAAGTTATCGGTAACCGCAGCATTTAAATCTAATAATACGGAGAATACCGACGCATCATTAAAGTTATCAACTAAATCAGGATAATACGTTTTAGTGAAGTTTATTAATTCAGTTCTTATTGATTGAAAATCTCTAGTCGTATAAGATATTTTTTTATTAGCCATAATTTTTTATATATTAATAATTACAAAGTCACTTGGGTTAAATGCGTCATTAGTTACGACATAATCAATCCTAACTTTAGCGGTATGTTCTTTTTCGGAAATTCCTGGTACTCTAAATACTCTTTCATCCCCATCTACATAAGTACCTTTATCTTCCTCACCATCAGATGCTGCTTTGACACTAATACTTGTTATTTTAAGATTTGGTAAATATTCATCAACAGAATCTCTAATTTCGGATTCTATTTCTGAAAATGTTGGACCATCAAGTGGTTCAAAAATATATTCATATAATCTTGTACCAAAATCAGGTAAATAATACCTTGTCCCCTTTCTTGTTAATAAAAGGTGAATCAAACTACTTCTAATCTCTTCTTCATTCGTTTGAGATAAATCTAAATATTTACCGTCAAAAGAATCTCTAAAAGGGAAGTTAATACCGTATGTATTTCCATTTGCCATATTATATAAATATAATGTTATAATATTTCCAATAAATAGATATAAAATAAAAAACTCTCGACAGTGTCGAGAGTTTTTAAAACTTAAATTATCCTATGATGAACAACCAAAACATTCAAATTCCGAATCACTTGGTTTTTCAGGTATCACGTCGACTTTAGGTTTTTCATTAGTAACAGGTCTTTCTTTTCTTGAGATATCCACTGCTAAGTGTTTCGCTCCTGTTGAAATCGCTTTAGTTCTAATGTAATAACTTAAAGTTTTCAATCCTTTATCCCATCCGTGAAAGTGTGATGAGGTTATTTTTGATAATGTTGGATTATTCATATAGATATTCATTGATTGTGATTGGTCGATGAAAGGGGCTCTCTCAGCCGCCATATCAATCAATTCTCTTTGTGAAATCTCCCAAATTGTTTTGTATTTGTTAATTAAATGTTCAATACGTGTAACTTTTTTATTGTAATTTTTATCCTCAACATCAAGGTAATGATTGAAGTTAATATTTTGAATTGACCCCTCATTTAAGATGATATCATTTTTCAAATCTTCACACCAAACACCAATTTTTTCAAAATCTTGAATTAAATACTTGTTAACAATTAAAATCTCACCTCCAACTACACGTCTGTTAAATAACGCTGAGTGAGCTGGTTCAGTCATTTCAAATGACCCCGTTATCTTAGCTGAAGATGCCACAGGCATCTGAGCCGTGAATAATGAGTTACAAATACCGTGTTTCATCACACTATCTTTTAATGAATACCAATCCCACATTCCTGATAAATCATCTTCAGATAACCCCCACATATCAAATTGGAACACACCTTTCGACATTGGAGAACCTTCAAAGTAACCATATGGTTGATATTTCCCTTCAACACATAATTGATTACTCTCAGTAATTGATGCGAAATAAATTGTTTCGAAAATTTCTTTATTTAATTTTCTTGCCTCATCAGATGTGAAAACATAATCCATTAAATAAAACACGTCAGCTAATCCTTGAACACCAATAGCAATTGCTCTTTGTTCTAAACCACCTTTAAGTCCTTTCTGAGTTGAATAACTATTGATGTTAATAACCTTGTTTAATGTTCTTGTAACTTTTCTAACCTCATCAAATAATAATTTGAAGTCGAATTTACCGTCAATAATAAAGTTTTTCAACACCATAGATGATAATGTACATATGGCCGTCGTTTCTTCATCAGTGTATTGGAATATCTCAGCACATAAGTTAGATTGGTGAATAACTCCAATGTTTTGGTGGTTAGTTTTCTTATTAGCGTTATCTTTAGAACATAAATAAGGAACACCTGTTTCAATTTGAGACTCCAAAATTTTTGTCCAAACCTCAGTAGCACTTACTTTTTTACCTAATCCTAATTCAACTGCTTTTGCATAAGTTTGTTCATACTCATCACCATAAGACTCTTGTAATGGTTTTAGACCCGCTTTCTTAATATCATTAGGACAGAACAAATACCAATCACCACCGTTTCTAACCGCGTGCATGAAGTTATCAGGAATCCACAATGCCGTGAACAAATCTCTCGCTCTTAACTCATCTTTACCTGTATTCTTTTTGATATCCAATAAATCGAAAATATCTTTATGCCAAGGTTCGATATAGATTGCCGCACTACCAGGTCTTCTTCCTTGTTGATTAAAGAATCTTAACCCTTCATTAACAATTTTTAAGTATTTTAATAAACCACCCGCGAATCCACCTGAACTTGTTATACGACTTTCTTTACTACGTAAGTTAGACATACATAAACCAATACCTGCAGCATCAGAAGAATAAGTTGAGATATCACTGAATGTGTTTAATAACCCTTGTCTTGAATCCGAATCATTATAATGTAACACACAAGACGCTAACTGAGGGATTAATGTTCCTGAGTTAATCATAATTGGGGTTGCTTTAGAGATTCTTTGTTCTGATAAAGATTTGTAGTAGTCCATAGCCTCCTCATATGATTCAGTAACCCACAAAGCGATTCTCATATACATATGTTGGGGTCTTTCGATAACTTTACCGTTAGGTAATTTCAACAAGTACATTTCTTGTAATGCTTTCCAAGCGAAAAAGTCAAAGTTATAATCATTTTCGTGATTAATAACAGAATCAATATTACTTGGTCCATATTCCTCAATTATACTAACCAATTTATCGTGAACGACACCTTCAGTATGTAAAACTTTAATAGTCTCAGAAAAACTATCCAAGGTATCTTTATGATACGCTGAGATAGCAACTGATGACGCCAATCTTGAGTAGTCGTGATGACTACCAGTGTACGATGACGCAATTTCATATACTAATTTATCCAATTCTTTAGTAGTAATATAACCTTCAGTTGGTACTGAAGTTATTACTTTAATGAAAATCTCATCAAAGTTAACATTAAGCCCTTTGGACGCTTTTTTAACTCTGTTGTAAATTTTTTGAGGATTAAATGATTGTTTCTCCCCGTTTCTTTTTTTAATTTTTAATGACATCATATCAATTATAATATTTTATTAAAACTCGTCAGTGAACGTAATTGTTTCATTCAATTTAGCCTTTTGGTATTCAAGGGTTCTATTTTCAAAGAAGTTACCTTTAGTTTCAACCGCAATCTGTTCCATGAACTTGAAAGGTTGGTCGACATTAAATTCTTTACTACAACCTAACTTGTACAATAGACCATCAACCACAAATTCTAAATATTGTTTCATTAAATTAGAATTCATTCCAATTAAAGAAACAGGTAGTGATTCGGTTATAAATTCTTTTTCAATTTCCAATGCTGAAAGTAAGATTTCTTTAATACGTTTTTCACTTGGTTTGTCCTCAATATGGTTGTTCAATAAGTGAATAGCGAAGTCACAGTGAAGATTTTCGTCTTTGAAAATCAATGCGTTAGCGTCACATAAACCTTGCATAATCCCTCTTGATTTCAACCAAAATATTGAACAGAATGAACCAGAAAAAAATATCCCTTCCACCGCTGCAAATGCTATCAATCGTTCTTGAAAAGATGCGTTCTCAATCCAATCTAAAGCCCATTTTGCTTTCTTTTGAACTGCTTCTAATCTGTCAATTGCGTGAAAACAATCATCTTTTTCCTTAGAGTCTGTGATATAAGTATCAATCAATAAAGAATAAGTTAATGAGTGTTCGTTCTCCATCGCAATTTGAAAACCATAGAAGAATTTAGCCTCAGGATATTGAACCTCTCTTGAGAAGTTCTCAGCAATGTTTTCATTAACAATACCATCAGATGCCGCAAAAAACGCTAAGATATTTTTGATAAAATATTTTTCATTATCTGATAAATTTTCCCAATCTCTAATGTCATCACTCAAATCAAATTCTTCAGCCGTCCAAAACGCCGCTTTGTGGTCTTTGTAAAATTGCCAAATATCATGGTATTGTATTGGGAATACCACAAATCTGTCAGGGTTTGGTTTTAAAATATTTTCCATATTACTCAGGTTTTTCTTTGTTATCTTTGTTATCTTTGTTATCATTACTTTTTTGATTCAATTTACGTTTCTCCATCAAATCTTTAATTCTCTGTCTATTTTGTTCTTCTTTTTGTTCTTCAAGACCTAAGAATGTAACTGATGACTCTGTATCAATTTCTAACATTCCGTTATCAAATTTACAGTTCTCAAACACAACCCCATCATCACCGATACGAGACTTAGTAATCGCAATAGTTGCTAATTTCATCTCTTTTTGTTGTAAAGTTTTAGCAACTGAGATAATAACGTGACCTACTTGTGCTTTCTTAATCGAACCACCCATTTGGTCAGTAGTAACAACCTCAGATGAGATTGAACTTCTATTACCTTGAGTTGCGGTCCAACCAACTAAATCAAGTTCGTGACACATAGCCTCAAATGACCTCATCACAGACCCCTCAGATTTCCATTCATCACTATGTTGTCTATCAGGTATAACACAGTCAATGTAATCCAAAAGAACCATATCAACTTTATTACCATCAGCAATCATTTTTCTGATTTGGTTTTTTATTTGGAACATTGATATTGTATCAGACGGTAATTTCGTTAGGATTAATTGGTTCTCCATTTTTTCCTTGATTTCCTTAACCGCAATCATAACTTCATCCTTTTTAGTTGATAAATCATCAGGGTGAACTTTTGTCCACAAAGTTATGTGTTTTCTTTGGATAATCTTAGGATTATCTTCAAAAAATATTTGAAGGACATTATAACCTAAATTAAATGCGTTATTCGCGATTTTAGTTAATAACGTAGATTTACCCACACCTGTCGGTGCCAAAACAACACCAATTTCACCTTTAGCTAAACCACCCTTTAATAATCGGTCAATACCTGGTATTCCCATTGGTATAGGATGTCTATAATCCTCATTTAAAACAGAATCTAAGTCAGAAAACACGTCTGACATACCACTTTCTCTTTGACCTACTTGTAAAGCCTCTCTAACTAATTGTTCAACTTTATCATAGTTTTCGAACTCACCACCATCTATGATTTTTTGTGCTTTGTTCATCACTTTTTGAAGTTCTTGTTGTTTACAAAACTTCATTGCTTTATCCTGAACAAAGTCCCCACCTTCAATAGGTGACTCTTTAATTTTTTTAATGGTATCAATAACCATTTTTGACGCCAATTCTTGTTGTAGTTCAGATTTTGTAATCTGTTCTAACGTATCATACGTTGGTGTATGCTCGTATTTAACGTAGTACTCTTTAATCATCTGCATGATTAATTTAAAGTACTTGTTTTCAAAGTAATTCACCTCTATTACGTCAATAATAGACCTTGCAAATTCCTTATCAACAATAATTTGGTTTAATAACTGTAGTTGAAAACTACTTCCTAAATAATCAAAATTTTTCTTAGAACTCATATGTTTTTATATTGTATTAATCATAAATATTAAACCTCAAGTGGAATTCCAAGATATTCGTAAGTTAAATTTTTAGATGAAAAAATGTCAGTCAAAGACATAAGTAAGTTTTTTAGGTGTGGGCGTACGTCCACAGTGTATCTTATCTTCGGAGGGTATATTTTAGCATCAAACTCTCTATGACAAATTGTCACGTCTCCCTCTTTAATATAGACACTAAAAGACTCAGGTCCATCAGTATATGATGTATCAAGTACTGAAGGGTTGTTCATAATTTCATACATGTTATCCAACATATATGTTGCAGATTTCATCTTTAATTCTCGTTCCAAATCATTCTTGAAATCTTTAATTAGATTATACAAATCTATCGAGCCTTTCGCTTTCGGATTATAATCTTTAATATTAAAAAGTCTTTGAACGATAATGTTGTTATTCACTTTCATTAAAAATTCCAATTTTGTTGCCGTTTGTTCTTTCATACTTTTAATTTTTAAACTTTCTTTTTTCTTTTCTTGCTAATTTTAAATAGGGTGTCAAGAATTTCACCCATTCATTATCTCTCTTAGGTAGGTATTTGAATAAACCATCTTCCATCATCATTTTCATCAGATTCTTGTACCCCCTACCTTCAGGGTCTAAAGTTTCTGAGTAATAAAGTTCTACAATTTCTTTTCCATCATCATTAATTAAAGGGTTCGACAAATCAACTATTTTTTCATTAATAACAAAAAATTCATCACCAAATATACCATTTTTTGTTTTACCACTTAATAAATTTTTAAGTGCCGAGTTTTCTTTATCTTCTTTTAACATACCCTCAGCTCTTGTTAAAATATCGGAAACAGATACCACTTTTTCAAGTATCTCAGGAAATAATTTGATAAATGTTTTTTCACCTAAGTAATATATACCGTCAATATTATCTGACTTATCACCCGATAGTATTTTATAGGTTGTAACGTTCTGATGAGGTATCTCAATGTTGTCAATTTTGATTTTATCCCCATTCTTATAGACTTTCTTCTGTGATGGTGAATAGACACTCACTTTATCAGAGATAAGTTGTGTAAGGTCTTTATCATCAGAAAAAATAACTTTAGTTTCAGTTTCGGAAATATGACAATAATGAGCAATTAAATCATCGGCTTCATTATTAGGAATATCAATTTGTCTAACAAATGTTTCCTCTAAATATTGTTTGATTCGTTGTCTTTGTTGGTGATAAGATTCTTCGTTAAAGTTCTTGTAAACTCTACGGTTTTCTTTGTATTGAGGGTATATTAGTTTTCGAGATGAGGAATTATCTTCCCCATCCCAAAATACTACTACTTTATCAAAATTATGTTCTTCAATAAATTTTCTAATGGTGTTTAAAAAGTGCCAAATTCCACCCACATGTCGTCCTTCATGGTAAAATTCTTTTACACCATGAAATCCAATTTTAAATAAATTATTCCCGTCAATTAATAGGGTTTTTGTCATTTTTTACCATTAAATGGTTCTACAATCAATCTTCGAATTCTTCTTCCGCTTCAGTAGATGCAAAAATTTCACTCAGTTTGAAGTCACCTTCACCACCTAATTTTTGATTCCAATATTCGGAAAATTCTTTTTTGTACTTGTCAATCTCGGTTTTATCGTCTTTGATATAACCTTGAGGAACTGCCAATATTTTACCATCTTTATATGATAACCCATTAACGTGGTTCTTCAATATTGAAATTTTTGTTCTCGTTGCGTAAACAACCGTTCTATTATTTTTAGTCGCGGTAATGTGATTAATACCCGCTTTCTTTTGATTACCAAATAAGAATACTAATGACGATGCTAACCATATAGCTTCACCACCTTTAGCCTTAATCTCAGGTTGTCCAAAAGGATTATCAGGTAATTCTACCCAAGGTTGATTAATAACCACCATACTCGCCCAATAAGGAACATCTTCTTTTTTAGTTTTAGATATTCTCGCTGAAATACCCATACCAATTTTATCGGCAAAAGTTGCTGCGTTATGTTGTTTACCACCTTTACCATCAAATGTCATCTTACAAGGTATTGAACCCACAGAATCCCATAAAAAGATAATGTTAAAAGGAATTTCACCTTTATCTTGAGCATCTAAAATATTATTGATAAATTCCGTTGCTTGTTCAATGTAATCAAAACTATCATTGAAGATAAAATGACCGTCCCATTCTCCATCAGAGTTTTGTTCAGCCTGAAGTCCTAATTCAACCGCATGTTCCCAATTCCATTTTCTTTCAGTAATAATGAATACAGGTAAGTCACCTTGTTTTTGTGCGTTCGCCGCGGCCAAAATCATTGCAGTTGTTTTAGATGAGTTTGAGTGCCCTAAAAACATACTGATGTGTCCTTTACTTGGCCCTGGTATCCCACACGCTTCAGTAAACGCCTCACCACAATTGTAAAAACTCTCAGGTTTGTATTTTGTCTTAGTAGAATACTTTTCTTTAATAGTGTCTAATGATATTTCTTTTTTCTTAATTGCCATAAATAAATGTATTAATAAATTTTAAAAAGATAAACCCCAAATATGGGGTTTATCATGAAATAATTCAATTAGAATGGTAAGTCTTCTTCAGGTTCGTCATTCACTTGAGAATCAACTAAAACTTCAGTCGTAACTTTAGTTTTTGACGCTCCACCGAATGTTTCTTCAGATGTGTCAGTATCACCGTAAGTGTACTTACCTAAAACAGTGTCCCATTTTGGTGTTTGACCATTAGCAATAGCTTCTAAGTACTCAACAGGTTTTTTAGAATAAACGTCTCTCCAAGTTAATGAGTTATTAACCCACTCATTAGCAACGTCTTTATCCTCATGAACAGGTGCTGGGTCATCGTACATAACTGTTTGGATAACAGTATACTCTTTTCCTTTAGGTGTCTTAGCCTTAGTTAATTCAAGGATAATGTCTCTACCGTTTTCAGGGTCAGTGATATCACCTTTAGCTCTCCAAATAGGAATGATTTTGTCTAACACACCTTCATTTTTGTAGTTGTGTTTAAAACGCCAAAACTTAACACCATCTTCAGGTCTGTCTCTGTCGATAACTTTAATGATATAAAATTTACGGGCTCTGTAATCACCTGCTAATTTTTTATCACTCTCTTTACCTGTTGACATCAACTCATCGTAAACTTCTGTTAGTGGGGAACGCTCATTGTCGTTTTTTCCTGGGTCGTACAATTTAAGGTATTGTCCGTCAACTTGAATTTCATGGAACCAAGCTTCAACGAATGGTGAACCACCATCAGTAGCTGGTAAAATTCTCAGTCTTTTTTGACCTTGTTTTTCATTTTTTTCTAAGATAGCTGCGAAGTATCTTTTCATTCTGTCTTCTTGAGACATTTTTGGGGTAAAGTTACCCGTTTGTTGTGCTTTCTCGTACTGAGATAACACCGCGTCTAAACTGTTTGTCGCCATATATGTTAATTTAAATTGTTTACTAAATTATAATCTAAAAATTCTTGTCAGTCAATTATGTCAGTTAAAAAAAACGAGCCTAAACTCGTTTTTTTTTTTATTGTATTCTTTTAAAGTTATCAGGTTCCTTACTATTCTCAAAATCTCTAAAAGATTTTTTTACATCACTTGGTGTGTAATCTTCAACATCGTCTTGAGTTAAAATATACTCTTCTTTTCCCTGTTTTTCAAATTTTTCTTGATTATCATCGAAATAATCACTTAATTTCTGATTGAAAGGTCCTGAATCTAAACTTCTTAGTTCCATTTTTTCTTCAGGTGATTTTGTTCTGTATTTCTCAATTTTTGCTTCTAAACTATTAAGTTTATCTACAATACTATCCATATCACCCAATCTTTCTTCAAGACTTGTTAATTGACCAAATAATTGTTCGAAATATTCTTCTTGTTTTTTCTCAACATTTTTTTGAGATTTAACTAAGTCAGTTATTTCAAGTTCTTTATTATCTTTTCCTTTATCGTCAAGTTTCTCAACATCAGGGTCAGATGTAATATCAATTGGTTCTGCAATTGGGTCTCCACCCATAGCATCAGGAGCCGCTGGTGGAACCGCTCCCATAGCGTCAGGTGAGGGTAACGCTCCCGCATCAGGCGGAATTGCTCCCGCATCAGGTGGTGGAGGTAATGCTCCCTCATCAGGTGGTGGGGGTAATGCTCCCGCGTCTTGTTCTGTAATATATCTATTAATTGAGTTATATCTTTTTAACTCATTTAAAATTTTAACATCTATTTTCATGCTCTTATCCATTTAATAATTGTTTAACTCCGTTATGTGTTTCAACCTGAACTCGTCTGTTTCTATTGATGGTGTTATCAACTCTCTCAATTAAACCATCTCTCATTCTAATTGTGTAACAATCACCAGTATCTAAATCACAAACTTGTTTAGTACCGTCACCCATATCTTTTTCTGTAGTTTTAGTATTCTTACCTAAGTAATTATCTAATATTAGTTTAGTATTCATAATATATCTTTCTATATAAATATCGTCATTTTTTAATTAATCGCATTATATACGTCAATTGATTTTTTTACCTTATCTTCTAAGTTTTTCAACTTAGTTTTATCATAACTATTATACACACTCATATCTTTCATCATAGGCCCCTTAATTGTTAAGTTATTAATAATTAAAAATTTTGCAATAGAGGATGCCGTCACCTCAACACTACCCATTCTTGATTTCCATCTACCAACAATAAATTTCAAATGATTATACAAGTCATTGAATACCGCATAGGGTAATATTGTACTATCATTCGCCGATGTCAAACAAAAAAATTGTTTATTACCTATAAAGTAAGTTTCTGAAGAACCCCAAGCACCATCAGATAATGTTACACCACCGTAGTTACTTTCATACGCAGTCATTTTAATATCACCATTGGCCGATTCAACATATAAGGCCGCGAATACGACATACTGTAATACACTTCCATCAACACCATCCGATATTAAAACATTTTTAAGTTCATTTTTAACTTTAGAGAATGTTGAGTTATTCACGGTAGGGGTAATATCATGGAATTCATCATATGGTGCAACTGGTTTACATGTTTGTGGTTGTGTCAATTCTTTATCACCACCACTAATCGCTTGTATTTTCTCTTGTTGTGATTTAGCAGTTCCATCAGCGTTTTTACTTTCCTTTTCTTTAGCCTCTTTATCCTTTTTATTATTCTCAATAATACTTTTCAATAAGTTATTTTTCAATGTTTGGATATATCCATCAATCTTAGGTAAAGATGCCGTAGGTTGTCTAATACCTGTAATAATGGTTTCAAATGAACCTTGGGTAATTGAATGACTAACTGTTTGAATCATATATGGACCATTAAACATTGGTACATATCTTAAATTGAAATACATCGTCGGTTGTATTAACGCATTACCCATCATAGATACTGTACAGGTATAACTTCTATTCTTATATAAATTATACAAAGATAAACTTTGTGAACTACCACCTCTATTACCTGCTTGATTTGCCATTTGGTTAATCACCTCCAAAGATTCCACTGTTGATGAACTATTTTTTTGGTCAACCATAAACCCATAAAACATAGATTGATTTTGAGGCCCAATATCAACATTAAATCCAACAACCTTGTTAGACTTATCCCAATCTTTTTTACCGACTTGGTTTTCCACTAATGGATTATCAACACGTCTTAAATCAAACGCATCATTTCTGTATCTATAGTCAACGTTTTCTTTTAAATCCAATTGTTCAGATGGTTTACCCGCATAATAACAAACCATTTTAGGTCCCGATTCTCTATAATCAACATCCATAAATGTACCAAATAATGTATTTGCAAATTCTAAAGTACCTTCAGGTTTTGGTTTTGGGTTTTTACTAACGTCTTGTACATTATAAAAATTCACATATGACGGTAAATTATGTACAACAAAATTGTTTTCCTGTAATATAGTTTGTACGAAAGATAACATACTAACTTTAGGGGAATCCAACACGTTTTGTAATCTATTTTTTAATTTATATACGTCAACTAAAACTTTCTCCCCAATATTTCTACTAGCTCTATCCAATAACAATATATCTTCAAACAATGTTTTAACTTTAAAGTCATTACCCGATATCCACTTGTCATTTAATGATTTAAACGACTCCCAAAGTTCAATTTTTGATTGAGGTCCTTCCAAATCAGATACTACTTGATTCTCAGGACTATTATTAACATTAGGTAATTTTTTATTTAAAGTTATCATGATATTATCAAAAACTTTATCTAAAAAATAATCTGTCTGTGTTAAATAATCAGTCATTGACTGTAAAAACTTAGTGTTATTAAAGGTACTATCCTTTAATTTATTAGTCGCATAAATTTTAATTAATGGCGCCAAATCTTTAATATTACTAATTTCAAATGAAACATTGTTATCAATAAAAAAGTCGGTAATATATGAACCATTATCATCATATTTTAATTTATCAATATTTGAGAAACCCACATAAGTTTCAAGGGCTTTCCATTCATTAGGATAATTAGTTATTGATGTTACCAAATTTGTATTTGGTGGTAATGCGTTTGGTGTTACAATACTATAATCACCATATTTGTATTGGTCTACAATATTTAAAAACGAAAATGTGTAAAAAAGTTTTTTATTGTAATTAGTTGGGTTACCAAATTTAATAATCTTTTTAGAATTCATAAATTCAATAATTGTATTATTAAGATTTTCAACTTGTTTTAATTGTATATTTTCAATTAAATTTGTACTATTTGTACCAGTAGTTTTAGGGATTTTAGCTAAAGTTCTCATCATACTTTGGAAGTTGTGTGTAGGGTCCCCTTCCAAAGTATCGTAAATTGTTTTCGAATAATTTAAAAACTCTTGTTCAAGAATATCTAATACGTCTTTTTCAAAGACACTAAACATTTCACTAATATCGTCATAACCATTACTATCACCATTTATCGAAAAATTTTCTTGTGAAGATGTTAATCCTGTAAAAATTTCTTTTAAATATTGAGATGGTGTTGGTTTAATTAATTTATCAACATCAAAATATCCATAATTAGGTGCAGCCCAAAATGTTCTAACTGAACCATTAAAAACCGCGGTATTACCCGTTACTTCAATTTTTTGTTCATTACCATTAAAACATTCTTGATATGTTTGATTAATTATAGAACCCTCAGAAGGCATCAAATAGAAACTAGTATCATCTAAAGTTTTAACATATATTGACCAAGGTATTACTTTTAAATTTTTAGTATCCGCAGTACTAGTATTAAGTAAGTTAGTTGATTGATTAATTATAGCCCCATCAACGTAATTTAGAGTTAAACCTGACGCTATACCATATTGTATATCAGTTGACGTATATCCCGTATACAACATAAACCCTTGATAAAATACGTTAAAATCATTAAGTGTTTTAGGGTAAAATCCAACGTTTATTAATGATGAGGTATCAGTAAGGCCAGGTCCCATACTAATGGTTGTGTTTTTTTCCAATATAATATCAACATTACCACCACCAATTGTCAATGAGTATACTGTAGTTAATCCACTTGCAACAGGGTCATAATTTCCCGCATAATCAAAACTTTTCCAAGAATTATCTAAGATATCATTTCCCGTTTCAATATAGTTTTTATATCTATGCCAAATTGACCCATATTTTAATATCCAAGCATATGGTACTCTATGAATAGCCCCAAATTTTTTCATAGTAGCAAAAATATAATCTAAATCAGTAGTAGAACCACCTGTATTTTTGGTTTTATATTTCTCCCTTAATGTCGCCAAAGGTAAACTATTTAAAAACAAATAAGCGGCCTCTTTATATGGGTATAAGTCAGAATTTCTAAAATTATCCACACCATTTTGGATTGCATTAACAAAATAAGGTGTGTTCATCATTGATACCGTTTGATTAGTATTAACATTCCCACTGTAATTTACGTATTTTAAATTACCTTCAGTAAAAAACTGTTTTTCACTAGTTCTATCAGAATAATAATTTTTAACATCATTACTTTTAATACCATCCGAACTTTTTAAGAAATTACTAAAAGGTAAACAAACTGTTTTATCATCATCACCACTTTTAAAGTTAGTAATTATTTTTTTACTTTTATTAAAGTTCAATACCTTGGTTGTATTAAACGCCACACTAGTATTTGCGATGGTTACACCATTTGCAAGATTTCCTTGTTCCCAATTTAAATCCGTAAATGGATATGTTTCAGTAAATGTCACAGAATTAGATGTTGTGGATGCTGATATATAATTAGTAATTACAGGTTCAGTTTCTAATGAGATTGTTATATCTTTACCCGAAATTTCCGACATAATTTCAAATTGAGAATCATTAACATAGTTCTTTAAATAAACCGTATTGAATATCCCTCTAATATAGTTCTGCCAACTTAAACCAACTCCGTCATTTGATATATGTTTTAATGTTGGTATAATATTTCTCGAATTTAACGCATAATCTTTTAGTTTTAAAATTAAAAATGGATTACTATTAGATAATGATTTCAAGACATTGTTACTTTCAACGTCAGCAACAACTTGAGCAATACTATCAATTTCACCCGTACCATAAACTCTACTTAATCGAGTATAATAAGTATAAATTAATAATCTTTCATATAATTCGTAGATAAATTTTACCTCTTCTTTATTACCAAAAATCTCATTACTTGCAGGATATTCTATAGAATTTAATGTTATTCTTTGTGTTTGGGTTTCACCATTATTACCCGCCGTAGGGTCTGATGGTGGTGTTGTTCGTTCAACAAATCCTTTTATAAATTCCTCAACAAATTCAATTTCTGGCCACACATCAAATAAAAAACCTTTAGTTTTACTAACCACTTTAGAATCACCAGGATACTGTATTTCATATTTTTCATGACCATCTTCACCCGATGTCGAAACAATGTATTGTGGCCAAGGATAAACAGGTATATCACTACTCACATTAACATCTTTAGTATCAGGACTAGCGTTAGAAACATCTTTATCAAAGATAGCATCTTTTCTAATCTTATCATCCCTAACATTCCAAGCCTTAGTATGTACCTCATCTAATAGACGTAAAAACGCTTCACCATTAGCAAAAATAACGGCTAACACATTTCGAATGTTAGGTGTAAACCCAATACCATTAGTTTTACTTACCAATAATTTTGATAATGACTCTGTTAAAGCGGTCTCAATCTCTTCACGGATTACTTTTAAGTCTTTAGACATTTTACCCGTTAAATCCATAAAAGAATTAGAACCCTCAAATTTAAACCATTCAGTTGGTAATATTTTAACATTATTAATGTTAACCTCATTTGTAACATTAAAAATACCAGCCTCTTTTAGTTCATTTTGAAAATTCTTAATATCATCAGGTGATGGGTCAACTTTAACTTTTTTAACTTGTCTATATGTCGGAACATAATCAATTTCTGACGGTGTTATTGTTGCCGTAAAAATATTTTCAGTTATTCGGTTTTCAACTTGACATGTTTTACGGTTACCATCAATAGTATACCCACCATTTATTCCAACAGTTTTATTTTTATTTAATAAGTCATTATACTCACCCAACTTACCAAATAATTCAGTTTTAGCGTTTTTTCGACTTTGTTCATCTGACAATTCTTTTTTAAAAGTATAAACTTTAGTTCCATCCTTTTTAATTAAGAAATTGGTTCTATCCATATATTTATCAAACCAAGACCCTTTTCCATCCGATAAATATAAGAATATTTCTTTCTCATATTCATTCAAAGTACTCTGATAAGTATCAATATCGGTTATTGGGTCTAAATTAGCTTTAGTAAAAGAATCTAAAGTATTTTTAATAAAGTTTTCAATGTTATCCCTCATTTGTACAATAGTTAACTCAGGAAAATCGTCAGGAATTAATCCTTTTGATTTATATTCATTGTACATTTCTTTCACTTTCTGATAACCTTTCTCAACAATAGCATTATCAACGTTTGAAAAATTACTAGGTCCACCTTGTTGGGTTTGGACTTTTAATCTTGATTTATACATATGAGGTGTTGCAATAAGATACCCCATACTTATCTCACCTAAAATAGTATATTTGTAAGTATAAAAATTTAAACTAATTTTAAAATTCCCATCACCTGAATCATATCGAGATGAAAAACTTTGTAACATTAACGCTAATTTAACCGCTTTACCATAATAACCTTTAATAGTTAAATGGAATAATGGATAAGGTAAATTGAAGAATGCCGCGTATGGTGAATTATCCCCCGCTTCAAATAACGCACGACCTTTAACGTCCTCTAATTGAATGTCTACTCGTGGCATAAATGAAAGGTCCTGATTAATACTAATACTTGTCATACCTAACAATCCATTGTCAGTTGCTCCTATATCACCATTAGATTTAGTTGTTTGTTTGATATACCAATCTTCTTTGTTTTTAGGATTAAAAATTTGTTTTTGTGTTGGTTGGTTAATACCTTTACCATCTAAAGAACTTTGTCCCGTTATTTCATTTGTATAGGCATTATCTAATAATCCTTTACCTCCAGGATTAAGAAAATTAATTGATGCCAATGAAACTGTTTGGATAGCGTCACCATTTGCCGACCCTACCGATAATTTAGTTCTCGGTAATACTCTACACTCTAAGTTAGCATACATTACCAAGTTTTCTTGTTTTACATATCGTTCTTTTACATTACCATCTAAATCAACCACTTTATTGGGGTCAACAATTGTGATATTATTGTAATCAAATTCTACTAAAATATTTTCTATTTTATCTGCCATAATATAAGAAGTGGTTATCTAATGCGTTTTTATAATCTTGTAAAGAAGCTACTAAAGGAACTGGAATTGTCAAGATTGAACCATCAGGAATATTCCATTCCAATCCTCCGTACATGGGATTAGCAATTAAAATTAACCACCCAAAGTATGGGGAACCATAATATTGTTGTGATAAAATATCTAATCTTGATTGTCCAACCTTGTAAATATATCGTTTATCACTAGTTTTAGTTGGTAATGTAATATACGGAACAACCGTTTGTTCACCATTTAAAACAAAATTGTTATATCTGTTATAATATTGTCTTCCAGCCATTATATCGTTATTTTACCATCAAAAGTTGATAATACTGTAGCATCGGAACCATAATTAGTTGTACCATAAATATTTTTAAGGGTCTGTTCTTGAACTTCGTTATTTGTGTCGTCTTTAATTGTATTATAATCCATTCTTCTAACTTTACCTTTAGGATACATAACTTCACTAATACCCGTAGTATATTTAGTATATTCTTTATCTTTCTTAAAATCACTAATAAGTTTTTCCTCTTTCTTTAATTCTTTAAGATAATCGTCAGATAATTTATCACAAATTTTATTAAAATATTTTTTAATTTTTTTGTTTACATCATTAGTTAAAGGACCTGAAATAACAAAATCTTTAAAACCTTGTAATTTACTACTATCGGTTAAAACTCTTGCCATCACCATAAAAAACAGTACATTACTAATATCAGTTAATGGTTTAAATGGTTCACCATCACCAATATTAAAGTCTTCAATTATTAACTTTTTAGTTTTTAATAATTTATAAAAATCCTCTAAACTTTTTGGTAATTTGTCGTAATCAGTTTCAAATTCAATAAACGTATTAGCGGCAATACTTGTACTACTAACATCACCTTGTTTTGTCGAACCACTAAGATTATATACTTCAGGTGTTAACCCATCTTTAATTATACCATCAGTTTTAGTTTTTACTAAATTAAGTTGTCTTATCAAACCTAATAATTCATTTTGTTGTGACACCATATCACCAATAATAGTTGATAATCCTGAATTATAATCACTAACCATGTTATTCACATATTGTTCCATGTTTTGTCTCAACAAAGTCATACCAACAGTTCCATCATCAATATTTTTATCGTCCAAAATATATCCAATTATTGGATTAACATTACCAACTTTAATAAATGTAATTACTTTTTCAAACAATGTTTTAGTTTGTTCAGTTATATCGGGTTTACCATAAATTATGTTAGTTCTATTTACGACCCCAATAGTACCATCCGTATATTGACGAGTACCAATATTATTCATCATTTGTAAAGTACCATAGTTATATTGTAAAACCACTTTTTCCATTTGATTTGGAATATTAGTATAATACTTAGTGGACACATCTAATAAACTATCCATAACTTTACCATACAGAATTTCTCCCGTATCACCAATAGTTGCTGGTGTTGTTTTAATTTCACCAATTGGTGTTCCACCTTTATTCGGTTGCTGATTATTAACCGTTTCATTTTTACCGTTACTTGAATTTGCAACAATAGAGTCAAATATTTTTTTATCTAAGGCCGAAGTATCTTCAGTTGCCGTAGCTCTTTCGTCATAAATCTCAGTATTCGCATAATAATTGAAAGACAACGCGTTCTGTAATTGGTCAACAGGTCCTTTTAACCCCATACCACCAATTATGTTAAAACCTAAACTAACCTCAACTATCATTGGTTGAACTCCAATACCTTCAGGGTTCATATCAAATAATAATGGGTCATATGTGAAACTAAGATTATTAGGTATAATTTTAGTATGATAGAAATCACCAATCCTAAGTACTAAGACAGGTGCTGAACCAAATGATGTATTTGTCGCATCATTATAAACAGGTTTCCCATCAGGACCAATAACAGGAATCGTATCACCAGGTCTAACACATTGATTTAAAAATGTTATACGAGAATTTAACCCTTCAGGTGTCATTGAGTGAAACGCTGGATTGAAGTACTTAATTTTTTCTTTAAATGAACTATAAATCATCGGGTCATTTTCTTTAATCATGTCAAAATAATCACATTCTGACAATAAAGCCCTTAACACTTTTTTACTTAACCCTTCTTTAAAAGTTTTACTAACATCCTTAGTTGGTTGTGGTTTTAATGGTGTTATTTTATTCTCAATAGTTTCAGGTTTTTCAATAACAGGAGGTGGTGGTGGTGGCATAGGTTCCGCAGTTATATTTTTGATATTAACACGTCTACAAGCCATCGCACTTAACGCATATTTTTGAGATACCGCATTACTAACACCTGTACTCCCTGATATATCAATATGACAATCTATAGATTCACCTGAACCCCCATCACCTTTTGGTACTATCACGGTTTCAATTTCACCTTTAGCAGTTGCTGAAACAACTTTAAATTGTTCTTTACCAGCAACCATAAATTCACCTAAATTAGCCTCACCTATTTTTGTCGTTTTAAAAAATTCTTTAACAGAACTAATTCTTCGTTCTGATAATGATTTATTATAATCAACTGAAGCAACGGCCGATGCCGAACCAACCATAGTTATAGTAATACTTTTTAATGTTTTACTTTTAAGTAAATTATAGGCCTCAACAATAAAACCATCAGTTTTTGTAATTGTTTCATAATTCCATTTAATTAAATTAAAAAAGGCATCCGTATTACGATTGATGTTACCTTCATCAAATGTTACTTTTGATTTATTATAATAGTTATCAATATTACTATCACTAGTATATACGTCATAAGTTCCTTTATAATTAGTTCCCGATGTTTTAGGTATATCATTTTCAAAGTAAAAAGAAAAATCTTTATACTTATTTTCAAATTCTTTTGCCGCGGTATCCGAAGTTGTTGATGTCTTTTGTGGGTCACCTGTACTAGCGGCATTACCACCTGTACTCGTATTTTGGGCTGGTATCGACTGTTTTAACGTTGATAATTCTTCAGGTGTTAATCTTGGGTTGTTTAATGCGTTTTGTATTTGTTCTAATTCGGAAACAGGTACTTTGTTATATTTTAGAGCTAAAGTATATAAATCAAATTTAGCACAACCCGCAAAAAACGATTCAATAATAGAATTAGTTCGTTCTGAACTAGCATCCTTTAATTGGTGATTCACAATTAAATTCAAAACCGATGGGTGGTCAACTACTATTTTCCAAGATAAACTACCCGTTCTACTCGTATCTTTATAAGTATAAATTGGTTCAGGTCTACCGATAAAACTAGTTGGATTCCAATTCGCCTGACTTGAATCATTAAACTTAATGTCATACGGTGGAAACCACATAACACGTCCACCATTTGGACCTCTTTCACATACAGGCAAATCACTTACTCGGAACCCATCACGTCCTGAAGTTCTCCAAGCTAAATTCTCAATTGAGAACATATATTTTTTAGCGTAACCCCCAGCATCATTCCAACCCGTTCCAGCAACAATATTTGATGACCCAGGATTCTTTAACGGAGCAATATTAAGGTTAAACGTATTATCTAATACAGAATTATTAAATTGTCGACCTGAAGTAGTAATACCATCAGTTTTTTGTAAATCGGAGTAAGTATAATACGGTGTATCTTTAGCAAATACTCGACAATATTCAACCCCCGCCTCAGCACCTGTCGTATTATCTGTATATGATACAACTTGAGAACCTTTAGTCATTTCTTTATAACCATCATTAAACACTTTGGAAACTTGATTAATTGCGTTACCAACATGTTTTAATCTATTTGGACCCGTAACGTTATCCGCAGAATTAATTAATTTTTGAGTATTATCAAGTATTGAATCATTTTTTAATTTTAAATTAGTCGATTCATTGCTTTGATATTTAGAACTAATAATATTAAATTCTTCATCAACACCACCTGTTCCACCACCAACTGTTGGACGAAATCCAGCATTACCTTTATACTTTGGTGATGTCCAAACAAAATTACCATCAATACTTTTACCATCACCATTTAAACCAAAATTTAAAGTACTAATGTTACCCTCATATAATTTAGAAATCTCATCAGGACCATAAACAGGTGCCAATACTTGTTTACCACTAGAGTTAACAGGAATTTGATTTGCTGGTGAAGTAATTTGAGATGGGTCTGAATTTGGACTACCGATATAAAAACTACTTGTTACCGTACCATTAGGATTTATAGCATTAGCAATACTATTAACTAATCCGACAACCGCACCTATAGGTCCACCAATTTCTGAGTCATAATTAGGTGAATATTTATTATAATATAAATTGGCAAATAAAGCCGACTTTTGACCATTACCCGTATTAGCTAAAAATATTTGTGAAGGGTTTCTTTTTAAATTTAAAATAGGTCCAAGTAATCCTCCCGTTAAATCATTAACGGTACTTAAAGCTCCCGAAGTTTGTGACGTTGGTAAACTATTATTAGTATTTTCTTCAAAATAATCACCAGGGATAAATGAAACGGGCCAATAAGCCCCCGCAAGTCTTGTGGCGAAATCCGCCGCCGCGATTATAGGATTTTCAGGAATTGTTATCTTCCAATTTCTATAAATTAATGGTTGTTGTCCTGTGGCGATTAAGGCAGCTTGAAATGGGTCTTGTAATGAACTTAAATTAACAACACCAACAGTACTTTGGTATATTTCAAAATTTATTCTATCTTCAAACGCTTTCTTTAAAAAAGTCGCACCTAATTTAGCTAGATAAGAATCTTGAGATAATGAACCATCAGAACCTGTTGGATTATTATTAAGTAATATTGAATATGGTGTATATTTTGACGGTAAAAAACTTTCTAAGTATGGACCTTGATTTGGTGCGTTATTTAACACCTGAAAATCATACATACTTAAATTGTACCCACCGTTAGGACCAAAACCATTAATAACATAATAATTAGTCGGAGACAAAATATTAAGATTATTAGGGGAATCAATTACACTAAAATTACTTAAACTTGTTTCATAATTAATAGCACCACTTGGTGGACTATAAGTACCTGTAACACTATAGGGACTTAAATTTTTTACAATTAAAGTATTTCTAAAACTTGTCGTAGATGCAAATGATAATGGACTTGGCATTTTTATTATTTTAATATAAATAGATTATCGAACTGTTTTTAAACAGTTAATCCGTTGTTAGTTAACGTTTCTTTTAATTTTTTACTTAACGCTTGTAATGTATCAGTTTTATTTAATACTTCCATTACTTTAGTTTCAGAAAGATTCCCACCATCAATCTTGATTGATAATGTAATATCGTGAGTATTTTTATTTTCATTTACCGTACCATTTGATTGTGAATTCATAGGTTGATTCAACATATTTAATTTCTCCAAAAATTCAGGACCTTTGGTCATTGCGAATATCGAATCTTGAGGTAATGTTTTAACAGTTTTTCCAGGCATTTTTATCATATCATCAACTTTTTCAATAGCATGTGTACTCTGAGGTTGAACATCTATTTTTGCGTTGTCAGTCACACCATCTTTTTTAATCGTTGAAAAATTAAACGTATCAGTTATTATTGTATTAAGATTTTGAAATGTTTTGGTAAATGCACCATCAACATATTCCCCAAAACCTTTCATTGTTGTAGTTAACGCATCAAAATTAAGTTTACCACCTTTAAATGATTCCGCTAAACCACCAGTTGTTAGATTTAATTGTTCTCTAAGTTGAGTTGTAGTAGTACCCGCGTTTTTATCATCAAACGCATCCGCCAATTTTTGTGAACCTTCTTTAGCACCTTTTAATACTTTACTTGTCGCTTTAGCTCCCGCAAATGCGTATTGTGTTTTACTTTCGATTGTTTTTAAACTTGCCGCCATCGCAGTTGAAACACTTAATTGGTCTTTAGCTAACTCAGTAATGTCTTTAGGTTTTTGTGATTCAAAAAACGATTTTCTTTCATCCTCACCCATACTACTAATTGACTGCATAGCTTCTTCCATATTTAAAGACTTACCATCAAGTGTCATTTTGTACTCACCACCAGCACTCATTTCAGACATGTTAGCTATCATTGTTTTTTCTTCTTCAGTGAAATTTCCTGAAAAACGAATCTTAGACATTTTATCACCAAGTTCCGCACTACTTAACGCCATCTTCGCTAAACTTCCTTGTGTCATACCTAATGCCGATTCAACCTCCATCATTTGACGTTTAGCCCCTGGCATAATTTCAAATTGACCTTTTTCATTTAAAGTCGTAAATTGTTTTGACATTTCAACAATTTGATTTTGTAATTCAGCTGGGTCATTTTGAGCTAAATCCATTAAACGAAGTGGGTCTAATAAATCTGACTGTGCAACACCTAATCTTTGTAATGATGCCGCCATCTCAATCGCTGATTCAGGATTGAATGCTTTATCAATTGTATTTCCAATATCACGAATATTAATCCTCATATTAACCGCCTGAGCCGCCATTTTAGCAAGACCATCCACACCCCCTTGAAATGTGTATTTATTCATCAGGTCAAGATTTTGAGCGACTTGACCACCTACTTTTTCAGCACTCACCCCAATTTCTCGAGCCCTATCCATGATTTTTTGAACTTGACTAGTTGATTGATATAAAGAAATACCAACGTCTTTAAGTCCTGTAATTAATGAGTCAGATTGACCAGGTAATACTTGTTGAATAGCAAATAAATCTTTATATGATTCTGTTGTAAGAACTAAATTTCTACCAACACTTTCAGAAACATTCTTTTGTATTTCAAGAATATTTTCAAAACCACCACCTAATTTAGTAACCTCAACAACGGCATCAGACATACTGATTTTTAAGTTGTCAATTTGGGCTCTACCTTGACCAAATTTTTTAATGACTTCAGATGTTTTATCATCAACATCAATAATAACATTCATGATTTTAGTAGGGTCGATAGCGTCCTTAAACGCTTGACCTAATTTTTGACCTATATCAGTAAGACCTTCACTAATTTTTTTCGTTGTGTTATTAACACCGTCACCAACACCGTCATTAGTTTGAAAAAAGAAACCCATATTAATTTAAATTGTTATAATATAAATACACCAAAGAATATTTTACTAATCCTTTGGTGTATTGTCTTCGATGATTTTATCTATCAAATATTTCCTAATATAGGTTGGGATATTTAAATAGTCAGTATACGACATCCTTAAAAATCTCGCTAAGATATAGAACTCATCTATTAAATATTTTACGTAATCAGAAGAAAGGGCGAAAAAACTCAGCCCCAAAGGATACATCAAATGTTACCTTTTCTCCAGACGGGGCTATTACTTCCCTCTTTAAATCTAAAGAAGGTTGATTATTGTTAATAAAATTTCGGATATGTTTAGAATCCATAATAGGTAATGTATCAATAAATTTTGAAATATACCCTCTGTCATTATTTCCATTAACAGATATAATTAATTTATTTAATCTCCAAGTAATTTTTGGGGGAATTAATCCAACAGGATATTCTTCCGCTTGTCTATCTAATTCAACTATTTCATTAAATGTTAATGGTCTTAATTGAACGGTCATTTCAGTTTTAGGTAATGTTGTTGTATATAAACCATTTTCATCAGGTTTATGTTCAGTTTGTTTAATATTTAACGACTCCAAATATTCTGTGTGTGGAAAATATTTATTAGTCGAGGGGTCTAATAATTGAACACTATATTCAGAACCAAATGATGTGTTTCTTAAAAAGATTAAGATAGCTTCAACATCACCTTCTAAAAGTTCATCAGGTCTTAAATCAGGTTCATATATTTTATTTCTCAATAACCCAATTACAATATTTTCTTTTGAATTTCGATTAGAATTCAATAAGTAATTTTCATCGTTCGCAGTTAAATAACCAACTTTAACCGATTTTTTCTTTGATTTATAAAAAATACCACCACTAGGTAATGTTACCACATCATGTGGTAAGTTAAAATTTTCTTGTCCAGCTTGCATTAAACTTTGTTCCATATAAATTACTTTTATTTTAAATATAATTGGTAACTTGTTTTAATAAACACAAAAAAATCCACGCAAACCAAATTACGTGGATTATTAAATTTAATATTTTTATCTTAGTATATTAAGACACATCTATCAGGACGTAGAGTTGCATTAATCTCTGCAACACCATCTGTACTATATCCTAAAGAACCAAAGTCAACATCAGATAACCAAGCACCTTGAAGTAACCATTTTTCAACAACAACTCCTGTTGGGTCTAACATTTCTAAGTAAACGTCTTTTTTATAACCTGCAGCATATCCCATACGACCTGTAACAGACTCAGCACATAAACGTACCCACTCCATTAACGCTTGAGACGCTGAAGGTCCAATCGGGTCACGGAATTTAACACTGATTGTTCCCCAAGTAAATCTACCCGCAACATAAGTTGATGTATTTAAAAATTGGATTTCAGTTGCCGCAATAGTTAATTTAGGTCTAGCAGTTGATTCAACGAACCATTCATTAATACCTAGTGAAGAATCAAACCTTAATATAAACCTATTTTGTCTTTTTGGTTCATAAGGAAGCGGCATTTTCATTAGTAAATCAGCCATATTTATTTATTTTAATTTTTGTTTATGTTTTTATTTATAAATATCCCTTGAATAATTTTTCTATTTACTTCCAGAATTTAAAAAATTATTATTCTAGTATAAAAATTAGTTCTAGTTTATTATTTTAATATTATTTTATTTATTAACTTTATTTAATAAATATATTAATAAGGCTTTTTAGTTCCTCCATGCGTTGAAATTGTTTTAATTATATTTTCTGGGTCATCCCCAAAATGTGATTTTACCTTATCAAGATTTCTTAAATCGTCATCCGAAAACCCTATTTGAGGTACAAAATTATTACTAATTTCATTTTTAAGAAATGCTTTCTTTTTTAAGAATTTTGACATTTCTTTAATATAATTAACAAATTCTGTTAATGCGTCAATCTTACCTTGTTCAGGATTAGTAGCTGAACCACTTCCATAAGTTACAGGATAAAATTTACATAAATCAAGATATTCCTCAATCATTTCTTTTTTTGACATATCACCATATCCCGCTAAATCACGATATTTTTCTAAATTTTTAACTAATTCATTTGAATTAATACCTTTATGATTACTAGCTATAAAATTATAAACACTATCTTTAATTACTGAAGGTGTATGTCCTCTAGCGGTAACTATTGAAAATATTGACCCATTATTGATTGCCTCAACAAAATCAGGCCATGCTGGACCTAACTTCGCTAACATTGAATCAATCACAAAGTTTTTATCACCTTCTGTTGTGAAATATCTGAAAGGATTTGATGCAAAACCAACAATAGTATGTCCATCATACTCAAAAGGTTCCTTACTGTCTAAATTACCTCTATAATGAGCAAAATCTTCTGTACTCATCGGTACTTCATTTCCGTTTTCATCTTTTAAAATGATTTTGGTTGGCATTTCTAAAATATTATCATCCCAATCGAATGCGTAGTATTTCATATCAGGTGTACCTGTATCGTCAAAACCTTCACGTAATCTTTTTCTATTCATTTTATTTTCTTTTTAATATAAATAAGCCGACACTTAAAAAAATGTCGGCTTATATTACTTCTTATTAAATATTCTCAAACGATGCTCCCGTCGGTGTAATATAGAATGTTATATCTATAAATTCTAACGACTTAGTTGGTTTAATGTAGATTTTACCTGTCATTTGGTTTCTATCTAAATCCGCAGTGTCTGAAGAAACTGTTACACGGAAATCGTATAAACCTCTATCTCTTCGGATAGCGTCCAATATTGGATTCACCGCATTTAAGAAATCTTGTCTTACTTTATCATCGTTTTGTTCGAATAACAATCTCACCGAAACCGCTGAAATCAATTTACGAGCTTGTAATAACAATCTTCTTACGTTTATTCTGTCAAGCGCTGACTCTTTAATTTGAAGAGTTTTATTACCCCAAATTACCGTACCAACATCTGAGAAGGTTGCGATTGGGTTAATTCTTCCTTTGTAAAGAACGTCTCTATCTTCTTGAGTCAGTTTCTTACGTGCTTTGATAGCACTAACTATACCTCTTGTGTAACCCGCAGCCGCGAACCAAGGGAACGCTACGTTATCGGTTAACGCTAAGTTTTTAGTTACTTCACCTGTTGGTGGTAAGTAGATTTGTGTATTATTAACAGTATCTCTTACTAAAATCCATGGGTAATAAGTAGCCGTGTAGTTAGAGTCAACTCCCGCAGTTTCTAAATTATCTACCGCCTCTTGTGGTAAAATCATATCAATTGGGTCACCTAATGATGGTGTAAACAAGTTATAATCAGGTGTTGTTGTAATATAAACAGAATCCGCTCTATCAAACTCAATCATTTCGACTGCACTTCCAACCAAGTCTGAGTTATTTACATAATCAATACCAGGTGTTACAAATACGTTGATGTTAACCGCTTCAGGATTAGAGAATGTTTGAATCCCTAATAAGTAAGCGTAGTAGTCAGTATTTGCGTAATCAACTCTGTTTTGACCAACAGTAATTTGTTTAAATGCACCCCAACCTGTTGCCGTAGGATATTTTAATGTTGGACAAGAACCTTTTAAGTAACCTGTTCTACCTAACACATATCTGTCAGAGTTTGTTCTATATTCTCTATAGATATCCCATCCGTCAAACCCTCCACTAACTAAGAAAGAGAATTTTCTAGCATATAATCTGTAGTATGGGTTATTTTCATCGTCAGGGTCTGAACTAAATTCTGCATCACCACAAACGAATTCAGGAGTACCACTTGTTGAAAACGCGTTTGGTATTGTTATAACGATAGCGTTTTTATCCATATGGAATCCTTTAGTTCTATAAGACCATTCAGGACCTGTAACCGCATCACATACTGATGTGCTTGGTATTTGTTTACCTTTATATTGGTAGAAATCTGTGTCAATACCAACAGTATCTGAGATACCTAAGTAAGTTCTTCTAATATTGTCACCAGAACTTCTTGAAACTGCGTTCGCACCTGTTGATAAACCAAATGGTGGGTCAAAAACAACTTCACCTGGAAAATCGTATTTAGATTTAATTAATGGGAATGGTGAACGACTTCCAGCGTATTCTCTTGTTGTGAATCCTTTGAATCCACATGGTAATGCGTCAATCGGTGCGTCTTCATTAAGTTCAATCATTAAATATTTTGAATTCAATTGGTATTCACCATCAGATGTTCCAACTTTTTTACCAATGTAATTGTTATCATTTGGGTTCATATTACAGTTAGTGAATTTCTCAATAACTACAGGGTTATTATCAGTATCGAAGAAATCTCTAACTAATACGTCAAATGTTCCGTTGTTAAATGAGATATTCGAGATAGAAATTTTTACTTCTGTATTAGCGTCTTCACCATCAGAAATTGTAACAAATTTAAATAAGTCAAATACTTTAGAACCTCTCAACTCAGAAACAACCCATGGGGATACTGGTGATTGGTATTTCTCTAAATAGAAACCGATTGAACTATTACTTTCACTTCTTGCGGAATCTAATGCGTTTAATTCACAACTTAAACCTCTAACATAACCTTTTCTATATGCGTTAATTAATAAAGTTGCGTATGACTCCTCAACAAATAATGGAATAGATTCTCTGTCTTTACCAAAATTCGATTTACCAAAAACTTTACTAATGTATTTTGAATCTGAAGTAGATAATGAAGTCTCGAAGAATAAATTAGTTCCGTCCGCTTTAGTAACATTTAAACCAAACGTTGAGAATGGGTTTTTAGTAACACCTGAATAACCACCTGTACATACCATACCAACATCTGTTAAACCTGATACTTCATAAACCGCACCATTGTCACTACCATAAGTTGCTAAACCTCTTGAACGCATTGTTGCGATAACTAAATCATCGTAATCAGTGTACGCAGTTCCTGAGTAAACATAAACTCTACCCACTAAAGTACCTGTATAACAATGAACAGGTTTTGCGGTTGTAGTAGTTGTAGTTGTTGTTGGAACAGGTGTAACACATGGATTTGTTGTTGTTGTAGTTGTTGTTGGATTAATTATTGTTGTTGTAGTTGTAACAGGTATTAATGATAAAGTTGTAACAAATGACCAAAAAGAATAACCTGTATAAGACCCACTACCGATATTATCAAATAATGCGTAGTACCAAGAATCATTTTGAGGTGCCGTGTAAACCGCACTTAACGAATCAATACCGTCAACATCAAATACGTTAGTTGAACCAGTGAATGCTGATAAAGTAACATAGTCAGAATGAGGTATAGTACCATAATAATTAATTGAACTTAATTCTGTTGTTGGTTCATTTAATATATTAAAAATTTGTAGTTTAATATCAGTATTTAATGTTGAAATACTATTATCAAAATTTTCATACGGTAAATTAAGTTTAGATGCAATTTCATCAGGAAATTGTGTTGGGTCTAAGAACGTGATACCGTCAATACTATTATTACATCCTGAGAAATCAATTGCAAAATCAATCGTTTTGAAATCGACACATTCTGTAACACAATCAACTGTTGTTGCACTTTCACAAAAGAAATCAACTGTTGTTTTATCAACGTTTGCTTTGGTTGTTATAGACCATGAAGGTCCCGCGTCGTACCCCGATAATCCTAATATTCTAGTAACGAACAATTGATTAGATTGTTGTAAATAAGATTTCGCAATGTAAGACGCTTCATACTTAGGGATTTGTGTATTCACAAATTTTTCAGGAGATGTTCCCCCAAAGTAAGATGTAAACTCATCAAAGTTAGTGATAAAAATAGGTTCGAAAGCTGGACCTTTTAAAGTTTCACCTACGATACCTAATGTAGTAACACCAACACTTTGAGCTACAAAACTCAAATCGACCTCGGATGTGTAAACCCCAGGTGATACGAATACTTTACTGTTTGTCGCCATTATTTTTTGGTTTTTTTATTTGTTTAATTTATTTTATTGATAAATATTCTGAAAAAAACCAAAGTGCTTTACTTTGTAGGAAGTATTTATAAATTAGGTAGAATATATTCTGCCTTTTTTCTACTATGGAAAATGAAGGGAAAGAGATAAAAAATTTAAAGATTTCGAAAGAGGCACACGATGTCCTAAAGAAGTATTGTGAGAAACGTGGTATTAAAATTTACAGGTTTCTTGAAAAGTTAATAATGGATAAGTGTAAAGATTCTAAAGATATCTATGGGGAGAATTAAAGTAGTGTACTATTTAACTCAATAATACCTTCCTTAGTATCGTCGTATTTAACAACTTCAATTCGTAATCTATCACCTGTGTTTATTTGTATTACAGATAAATCACTACCGTAATAATCATCATTAATATAAACATCAAATGAGTCTATATTTGAAAGATTACCGATATTAATATCCACTCTATAATTAAATAATTCAGTTAATATATTATTACCAACAACAAATAATGCGTTAGTTGATAAACTATCAGGGTTTGTATTTTCGTGTTTAGCTTTTTTACTTTTATTAGTCGATATCTCTAATACTTGTAATACCCTCGATATACCAGGTGACACCTCAAACTCATCTTCATCAATTAAAAACCCTAACATTGTGAATTCATAACTTTGAACATAATACTTTCTTTTTTCGATATCATTAACCGACTCGTCAGTAATACCATTCATTATTATTGGAATGTAATGACCTTTTATATTGGTATAAGCTTGTCTTGATGAAAATTTCTCTAAAACAATTTGATTAAATTTATTTAATTCCCTCATTCTATTACAAACAATCTTAACTTGGAATGTTATATCTACAGGAACAGGTTGTGGTATTTTATAAATGTCCAGACCATTTCTTTGTCCATCCCAAGTAGGTACTTGAGCGTAAAAAAAATGTTTTCGGTTTGGTATTGTATAAACAGTTGACGGGTTTGTCCCGTATTTAACTTCAGGAACTCTAACAATTGTGATAAATGGGGGTTCTACGTTTTTGTCGATATTTTGAATATCCCAAGTTTGGGCAAACTGAGCCCAATTTTGTGTGGTTATTAAAATATCAATCATGGGGATTATTTTACCTGAAACAATAGTTTTCAAATCTGTTTTAACAAATTCTATCATACCACCATCCAAATCGGCATGAAGTATTGATTTAGGAAGGTAAGTACCGTCTCTATTAATTTTTTCAAGTAACTCCTCTCTTCTCGGATACCCAACTTTCTCATCCGTTAATGGGATATGTTTCTTTATTTTTTTAGGTAACGCCATTTATTTTTTTTCATTATTATGTCTACATTTATGACAAATATACGGGTCATCACCACCCTCGTCTAAACTCCAATTCCAATTACATTTATCACAAAAAACTTCGTTATCAATAACATGTTCAATTAGTTTTAGTTGTTCTTCAGTTATAATCAGTTTCATAATCCTTTAAATTCATTTGGTCCAACAGGTGATGCCATAATGGTTCTATAAAATGGTTTATAACCACCATAAGTATGTTTATTATCAGAAACAACACGACCATCATTATTTACGGTATAGTATCTAACTAATGATTCAGTTTCATAATAACCAAGGTAATCTCCGTACTCAATATCAATACCCAATTCATCCAATTGTTTTTGATAAACGGAAACACGAATGTTACCAGGTTCAAATTGTTCAATTTTAGAAGTGGCAACATTTTTATTTTCGGGGGCCATAATTTGAATATACGCTTTAAATTCTATTGGTGGTAAAAACTTAATACCATCACTAACGGTTTCACCATAAACATTGTCGGTTATGGTTTTTTGTTTGTCAATTCTATATAACACCACTGTAAAGTTTAAGTCACCATGTAACCATTCTTCACCCATAGATATATCTAAGTCGAAATCTTCCGCACCGAAAAATTTACCTAATCTTGTTATTGGAACTTTATTATTTGACATATTGATAAATATCTTAATTATGATTATTATTTATTAATATAATATAGTTTTGGAAAATAACGAAATAAAACTTAATTTTGAAGTAATTGAAAGGAAAGCTCTTAATATATTGGAAGAATATAATGGTGCTAACAATTTTTTAATTAATTTAAAACAAAAATTCTTAACCAATAAGAATTTTGTTCCTACACGTTCACAATCAGATTACGTAATATCATACTCAGAAGTAACACCAAAAGTTGCTAAGAAATGGGTCGAAATCGACCCCTATTTTGCTAAGAAAATTTCTGATGAAAAATTGTATACAACTGTACCTAAAGAAATTTGGGTTGAGAAATTATTAGTTGAGAAAGATAAGGCTTACCATATTTGGGGTAAAGTATTTTCGGGTGAAACATTACACGACTTTTGGATGCCTAAGGGTGCGTTGATTAAAACACATACAACTGAAAAAGTGATAATTGATTATTCTAAGTACAGTAATAGACCACCATTAGAACATCAAAAAGAGGCGATTGAGAAATTAGTTGGTACGAGACGTTTTATTTTGGCTGATGATATGGGACTTGGTAAAACCACAAGTACAATTATTGCTGCGTTAGAAACGGGGGTTAAAAAGATTTTAATAATTTGTCCTGCGTCTTTGAAAATAAACTGGATGAGGGAGATTGAGAACTATACTGACAGAAGTATTTTCATTGCCGAGAATAAAAAATTCTCATTGGAACACGACTTTGTAATTGTTAACTATGATATTCTAAAAAACTTTCACGAATTAAAAGGTAAGACAGATTCGTTAATCACTCAATTAAATCCTGAGTTGATTATTATTGATGAGGCTCATTATATCCAAAATGGACAAGCCCAAAGAACTAAATTGGTTAATCATTTTGTACTAAAAACAAAATATCTTTGGTTGTTGACGGGAACACCAATGACTTCAAGACCAATGAATTACTTTAATTTGTTAAATTTAATTGAAAGTCCTGTGGCTCAAAATTGGATGGCTTACGCTATTAGATATTGTCAAGGGTATCAATTTAACGCAGGTAAAAGAAAAGTTTGGAATGTTTCAGGGGCATCTAATTTGGAAGAATTGAGAGATAGAACATCAAGACAAGTTTTGAGACGATTAAAAACTGATGTATTAGATTTACCTGATAAAATTATTACACCTGTTTACCTAAAACTTAAATCAAAAGAGTACGAAGCCATGATGGGGGAGTATTACAATTGGTATGAAAATAAAAAAGAAGAATCTTCATCATTAACAATACAATTTAGTAAGTTGATGAAGGTTAGACAAATAATTGCTGAAGAAAAAATAAATACAACTATAGAGTTAGCACAAAATATTATTGACCAAGATAAAAAAGTAATCATCTTCACAAATTTTACCGACACATTACAAAAAATATATCAACATTTTGGGAAAGATGCCGTTTATTTAGATGGTTCTTGTAGTAAACCTCATCGCCAACATGCGGTTGACCAATTCCAAGAGAACAATAAAATTAAAGTGTTTGTGGGGAATTTAAAAGCTGCGGGTGTCGGTATTACTCTCACCGCTGGTGAGGCTTGTATAATGAATGACTTATCATTTGTTCCATCGGACCACCAACAGGCTGAAGATAGAGCATACAGGTTCGGTCAAAAAAATTCAGTGTCCATTTATTACCCAATATTTGAAAACTCTATCGAAGGTGCTATATACGATATTTTATCAAATAAGAAGAATATTATCGACACTGTTATGGGTGATAACATAGACCGTGGTGATATTGTTCAAGAAATAATGAATCGTATACTCATTAAGTGATATTTTAGTATTTCAGCTTATTTATAGTATTATAATAAGATTATGAAAACATTAGAAGATAAAGTCAAAGTACTGACTGAAAATATTAAAAAAGAAGACGCCAAACGAACTTTACTTAGTGAAGCTAAAAAAATCGGTATAGAAAAATTACCATATTCTTACTCTGCCTTGAAAAATTTCATTGATTCGGAAACAATGGATTTTCACTACAACAAACATTATAAAGGATATGTTAAAAAATTAAACGACGCATTATCTAAGAAAGATTATGGTGATGTTGAACTTGAGGAGATAATTAAACGTATTGGTAAGTACAACAAAACAATACGAAATAATGCGGGTGGTGCTTTTAACCACGCGTTGTTTTGGAAAATGTTATCCCCAAAAGAACAAGAATGTAGTGGACCAATTTTAAGGAAAATTAATAGTTCATTTGGTAGTTTAAAAGAATTTAAAAATAAATTTGAGGAGGTTGCTAAAAATAGATTTGGTTCAGGATGGGTTTGGTTAGTCTTAACTAAACGTAACACTTTAAAAATAATCTCAACACCAAATCAAGATAACCCATTAATGAATGTTATTCGAAATGGTGGTTATCCATTACTTGGTTTAGATTTGTGGGAACATTCTTATTATTTAAAGTATCGTAACAAGAGAGATGAATACATCCATAATTTTTGGAAATGTGTTAATTGGGAATTTGTTAATGAATTACTTAAAATGAAAACTAAAACAACTATTAACGAAAATTTTAAATTGAAACGAATTATTAATGAAGGTGTGTCTGAAAGATGTAGTCGAGGTGAAGTTCAATTATATCGAAATTTATTTAACACCAATAAGTTTGTGAAGAATATTTACAGATACGGTGTTGAGAAAATTTTAAGTGAAGTTTTTCCCGATAATTATTATGAAAAAGACGCTTATGGACCAAATCAAATGTTAGGAATATATGATTTTGAACAAAAAGGTAGGTCGGTGATAAATAAAATGAATACAAATTATGAAGTCTTTTGTGTTTTATTAAACGACATTAATATCGTTATGGAAAAATTGGGTAAACCTAAAATTACTTTTAAAAATAAATCCGTAGGTGAACAAATTAATGAAGCGAAAAGATTAATTAGTGTAGCTAATGAATTTAAAACAAGGATTTTTTCATTATCATCAGGGACTTTTGAAAATATTATGGTCACACTTGGTAGTACTAACTCACTTGGCGAATTAACTGAGATAAAAGTTGTTGAGATTCTTAAAAAAGAATACGGTGATAAAAATGTTGAAAAAATTGGTGAACTTGGTAATACTGTTGATGCGATTGACGGTATTGACTGTGAAGTTAAAATTGGTGATGAAATTAAAACCGCACAAATTAAACCATATAAGTCCTATGATTTAGTTGATGGGTTTTATAAAATGTTAGATACTGGTCAAGTTAATCCGTATAAAACGGATTGGTTAATTTTTTCTAAAAATAATAAAGACGCTATGATATTTGATAATAACGGTATTAAGATAGTTAAAGGTAATTATTTAATACCTGAAATTAATCTTATTAAACATATTTATTAGTCTTAGAAGTAAAATACAACATAAGCTAAATATTTATATATAAAATATAATTATGTCAGTAATCCCCGAACCAGAAAGAAGTTCCCTATATAAGAAAATAAGACATATATTGGGAGCACCTGTTCGTTCAGTCGAATTAGATGATGAACAGATGGACACATTATTGGAATTTTCAATTGATGACTATTCCGAACAAGTACAAAATTTTTTAATCGAGTCACAATGGCCTTCTTTATACAATCTTAATCTTGACACACAATCATTATCAAGAGCGTTCATTTCTAAAAGTTTAGATTTTGAAAATCGTTATACTTACGCATACTCCAAAATAGTTGGGTTACAAGCGGGAGGTGATTGGGAACTTAAAAAAGATTATATTCAGTTAAAAGACAATCAACAAAGTTATGAAGTACCTGCGGACAGAGAGATTAATGAATTGTTGTGGTTTACACCGTCAGAATTAAATAATACAATGTTTGACCCTTGGTCTTTCGGAGCACTTGGTGCTGGTGGTGGTCTTGGTGGTGCGGGTGGTTTAGCACAAATGGGTATGTCAGGTTCTTACCTTATGGCTCCCGCTTTTGATATGTTATTAAGAATGCAAGAAATCAATATACAAAGAAGAATTATTGGTGGTGATTTAACATATACAATTACGGCATTACCAGGCGGTAAAAAATCTTTAAATTTAATGAACACTCCTGGTGGTAAATTTGATTTTGGTAATGCTAATTTGATGAGAGGTAAAGTTTGGTATCACTATTATGATACATCACAAGGTGGTAGAGATAAATGTTTAGCTGATAATCCTGACATTATTAAATTACCATCGGACGTACCATTCAATAAAATGTCTTGGACCGAATTGAATAATCCTGCTCAAGTTTGGGTAAGACGTTGGTTTGTTGCTTCCTGTAAAGAAACGTTATCTAAAGTTCGTGGGAAATATAGTGGTAATTTAAAAACACCTGATTCAGAATTAACAATGGACTACCAATCTTTGGCTACCGAAGCTAAAGATGAAAAAACAAAATTAATTGATGAATTAACGGGAGCTGAAGGACGACTAACAAGATTAAAACCTGATAAAGTAATGGAACGTGAGGCACTACTAGCTGAAAATTTAAATAAACAATTGAAGTACCGAGCAATGCCGAGACAAATATACGTAATTTAATTATGAGAAAACTAATTAATAAAAGAACTATTGGACATAAATATTATATGTCAACTGACCCAATTAATGATGGGGAACATATTAAATTTGTGGAAACTTCTGAGTATAGAACAAAAGGTGAATCACTAATAATTGTTAGAAATACACCAGCATCTAAAATTGTATTAGATTCAACAACTACTACATACATTAAAATAAAAGCGTTAACTAATGTTATTATCATACCATTTATTGGTAAAATTGATGAGGAATATGATGAAATATTAATTAATAAAGGTGCATGTGTTGAGTTTTATAATGTGGAAGGTAATTGGTATATATTATCCTCGGATGGAATAAAGTTAGAATAAAAAAAAGAGGGATTTAGGTCCCTCTTTTTAATTATAAGAATACTTCATACCCTTCACTCGCCAAATCATAAATATAATTTGGGTCAATCCCCACTTTATTCCAAAACTCTAACTCTTGGTCTGTTACTGTTAACAAGTCCTCAATAGTATCTTGGTCTTCAGGTCTAAATGGAATCCCGTTAATTAATTCACATTGGTCAGTTGTAAAGAACCCTCTATCTTCAGGGTCAGTAACTAATAAATTATCTCTAACCTCATCTTTAAAAACAATTAATAAAGGTTCGATTCGTTTATTGAATGTTGCAATTGCTCTTGGTACATTATACTCACCTTTCATATCAGGGTTTTCTTCGATAACCTTTGGGTCCAATCTATAACTATTAATTTGAATCATGGATGTTACCGATTCGTCAGGGTGTTTCCCATAAGATTCAAAATGATAATCTAATTGGTCTTGAGACCATCCCCTTTTCAGTTTAGTTACTTTCTGAACATCACCCTGAGACGCTTTAGTTCCATTATTAACATAAAAGATTACGTCACCTAAATTAACATTTAACTTATCCTTCATAACCAATTCCATATGTGCCATTCTTGACATTGCACCACCCGATTTTGTTTTTTGAGTGGTTCTTGTCATGTAGTCTTTAATAGACAATTTGACTTTGGCTCTTTGAGCGATTTGCATCAATGGGATATTTAGATTAAAGATTATTGAGATGTATTCGTAATACCACTCAACAAATTCTTTACCTTGTCCCTCTAACAAATAGTTAACACCTTTATCCAAGAACTTTTCAATATACAAGGGTAATTTTTTAGATTTAATAGTATTACCTGTTAATTTAACTTTCCCTTTATGTTCCATAGTTGCGTAGTTCTTTCTCGCTAAGTTGATACAAGATTTCCATGTACCGTCACAATCAAGACCCATCGCACCTCTCATAAACAAATCGTTAAACTCGGCAACATCGGCATCATAACCTGTATATTCTTTACCCTCTTTAACTAACCAATTAAGACCTTTACCAACATATCTTCTATCATCAACACCACCTTCAGGTAATGAGAAGTTCATACCATCGGTATCACATACTAGTGGAGTGTAATCACGGTTCATGAAGAATCTTAACATCTGACGTAAATATTGTCGACCTGTACAAGTAATCTGTTCACCTTTGTTCATATCACCCCAAGCAAATACTTGTGGTGCGGATAAAGCCCCAAATAATGAGTTGATGAAAATCTTAATCGGTAATTGTTTACGGTCAAATTTAAGGGAAGTCTTTTTATCCTTACTTTCCCATTCTTTCGCCAAGTTCTTGTACATAATACGAGAGTTACGGAAATAGGCTAACATCCCTTTCATCGCCCCCATAACGTCACACTCAGGAAACACATCGTGAACTAACTGAATAGAGGGGTATAGTGAAGAGTAATCAAGTTTTAGTACATCTTTTGAATAACCTGTTTTTAATAGTCTTGATAAACCACCAACAAATGCTCCTTTATCTTGTTTCTCAGGAATTGCTAATTTGTGTTTATAAGACCAAGCCAACATAATCATTTTCCATAATGTTGCGGTGCCCATTGTTGAAATACGTTCATAAGTAGTTGGTACTAAGGACGCTAATAGAAACGTTCCTTGGTTGAATTCATCATCCACCAATAACGTTTCCTCAAGGTCATCGTCAAGATAACGCTCAACTAAATCATCACCTGTTGTTTTAATGTACACTTTATCGTGTTTCTCACAAACGGAATCAATCTTTGAGTCTAACCCAACTTTTTTGTAGTTACCGTTCTCAATGTTTAACCAATATTCTTCTTTTTTTGCATAGAATGGTCCAATATCTAAGTGGTCAATGTATACACGGTCTTTAGCCTCACCATCAATATATTTGGTGATGTATTTCAAACCTGCGGACTTAATACTTGAGTTAATAGCTTGAGCTCGACGAACAGAGTGAATAATATCTACAATGTTATAACCCCACATACCAACTTGGTTGTATCTCTCCACCTCATTAGCTAGTTTTAATAAGTTCTCAGACTGTTTTATATTAGATTTAGGGTTTAGGGTACGGCATATCTTTTTAATGTCTAAATTCAACATTTTACATCTTTCGAATATCCAAACCCAGTCGAAGTTTGCGGAATTGTAACCACCAATAATAGTTGGTTTAACCTCATCAATAATTCTAAAGAATTCTACAAGACCTCTACGTTCTTCATCTTCATTAGAACACTCAATTACTCGTTGTAGACCTTTATTTGTTTTAATCCCAATCATGAATATACGACCGTCTTTAGGTTCCAAAGCGGTCGTCTCAAGGTCAAATACAAGTCTCGTGATGTCATTGTACTCATCAAAACCTTTGAATAATCTTTTTTCTCTTGAGATGAGGTATTGTTCTACAGGAGGTAAGATAAGAACCTTACCTTTAGTTATTTCTCCCCAAGGGTCGAGTCCACCATCACGGAAGAATTGAATTAATGAACGATAACCTTTTAATGATTTAACCATATATTTTAAACCAAACTCTAAACGGTCATTAACAACTCCGTCATCATGGCTTGTTCGTAATTTCTCAATCATAATTCCATGCTTAGACATTCCTTCTTTTTGAAGTGCCTTAGATGATTGGTAGAAATTTAAACCACGTAAATCTCCCACCCAAGCAAACGCGGTAAATGTATCTTTTTGGATTGTTTTTCCTTTCCCTGGCTCTTCTTTTATTTTATAGACTGAATCTGATACATAATCAAATTCTATGGCCACGATGTGTTCTTCAGGGTCATTCCCTTCTAAGAACGACTTAATTTCTTCTTCGTTTATCATATCACTTATTTTAATGGTTCATTAGCTGCCGTTAAAAACGACATTTACCTTACATCAATAAGTATATTAGTAAATTTGTTTTTTGTCAAATAAAAAAAGAGGGTTTTTGTGACCCCCTTTTTTTTTATCTTAAAAAATAATTTAACTTGCCACATCTGTAATTAACAGTGTATCAGTTGAGTCGTAATATGATAGTCTAGGTTGAGCATCACTTCTTAAAAATATAGTACAATTATAGTTAGCGTATACGTGAGTTGATAAACTAAAATTTACAGAATTTAAACCAAATTTAACTTCGTTTAATTGGAAATCATTACCTATTGTGTTAGAGTAAAAATTGTCAGTAATATTATTATTATAAAAATATTCACCAATATTATTATTATAAAAATAATTACCTATTTTATTACCTTGACTAACACTATTACCAAAACCAAAATCATTATTAATGAGATTAGAATAGAAATAATTTCTAATTTCATTATATGAGAAGTAATTAGCGATATTATTAGAATAGAAATCATTACCTATCTCATTATATTGAAAATTACCAGAAATAACATTACTATAAAAACTATCCCCTATTCTATTTTTAGAGAAATTGTATGAGCCAATAGTTAAATTGGTCCCGATAGTATTATTTTCAAAAACGTGTTCAATAGTATTTTCGTAGAAATTTGAATATACGGTATTACCATTATATCCGTTACCAATTAAATTACGATTATAAGTTGAGTAACTTTCATTATTATTATACCCATTACCAATATCATTATTATAGAAATCGTTATAGATTTTATTATCATTAAATTGGTTTCCTATTTCATTATTTTGAAAATCTCCATTAGTCCAAACATTATTGTTAAAGTCGTTCCCAATATTATTTCTATAAAAAGAACCACCAATTAGGATATTAAAATCAAAATCACTACCAATTCGATTATTATTAAAATTAGAGGTGATATAGTTGTTATTAAAATTTTCCCCAATTATATTACCGTCAAAATCATCATTCGTTGAGTTATTATAAAATCCATCACCAATTTGATTATTATCACAATCATCATTAAATGTGTTATTATAAGAACCGTTACCGATGGTGTTGTTTCTAAATGAACCTTCTAATAATACATTATTTGCCTGTAAAAAATCCCCAGTACCAAATTCTAAATGTAAATTAGAATAGTTACCAATATAGTTATTAACCGCCCCACCATCATCAATAGCGTCACCAAATGTTGTGTATTCGTAAACTTGATTTTGGTTTATGTTAGGTTGATAATAACCCATTATACCATCATTATTTCCAAAATAATAAGGTGAATCTGTAGTTTCATTTATTGTTACACCTGATATAATTGCTATAGAATCACTCTCAACTGATATAACTTCAAAAAATGAAGGATTTAAATTTCGTACTGAAACAATTGACCCCGTTGTAAAAGTTGAATTAAATGTTGTGCCCGTGTTACCATATAACACGGCAGTTGTTCCTGTTAAACCACTTATCCCAACAAGACCACTTAATGGACTATCTTCGTCATATGAATATCCGTTATATCTTTTAAATAAAATACTTCTGTTATCATAGTCAGTTCTATTATTAAAGTTATCAATTCTTTCAGTGATTCTACCTTTTGCAGGACTACTAGTTACTTCAGTTGTATTCCAAGTTATGTCGTATGTTATTTTATCATTAGGGTATAATGTTGAATATACGGTAGGAGAAAATCCTGTTGTAGATATTGCCAATAATAAAATTGGCTCTGTTGTTCCTGTTTTATAGTTACCCGTTGTTATTGGGGTTTTAGTATTATCATAATTTGGTTGGTCGTAACACGTTTGGAAGTCAGTCATTAAGTAATAACTTCCAGCGGTTAATGTTCCACCTGTGGCGAATGAATATAAATTATCGTAAGTTCCTTCGTTATAGTTTGAATTAGTGAACGCAGAATATGATATATGGTATGTATCACCACTCAATTCTACGGGAAATAATGTATCCGTTGTTACTCCCGAAAGATATGTTAGTTGTCCAATTGTTTTACCTGTTAATGCCATAATTTGTTTTTTATTTTATAAATAG